ATGGACCCGAACGGCATGACGTGGGCCAGCTACGAGCGGAACCTGCGGATCAAGAAGCGGTCGCCCCGCACCATCCAGGGCTACCAGGAGGCCGTCGACCAGCTCGTCGACTTCCACGACGGCGAAGACCTCCTGGAGCTGACCCGCGAGCAGATCGAGGCGTACCTCCTGGACGTGATGGAGCGGCACTCCGTCAGCACGGCCGCGAACCGGCACCGGTCGCTGCGCGCCTTCTACAACTGGGCGGTGGCCGAAGAGTTGCTCACGGCCTCACCAATGGCCCGGATCCCGGCGCCGGCCGTGCCGGTCGAACCGGTGCCCGTCGTGCCCGACGACATCCTCATCAAGCTGCTGCGAGCCTGCGCCGGCACGGACTACGACGCCCGCCGCGACACCGCGATCATCCGACTCTGGTGCGAGCCGGGATCGCCGCGAGTGTCGGAGATGGCCGGCCTGACCCTCGACGACCTCGATCTGCGCCACGACCAGATCCGAATCCTCGGCAAGGGCAGCAAGGTTCGTGTCATCCCGTTCGGCGCGAAGACCGGCCAGGCGCTTGACCGCTTCCTGCGGGTGCGACGCAACCACCGCGACGCGAAACGGTACGAGCACCTCTGGTTGGCGTCCCGGGGCAAGCCGCTGTCGGCGTCGGGGCTGTATCAGATGCTGGAGCGGCGGTGCTTCGAGGCTGGGATCGACCGGATCCACCCGCACCAGCTGCGGCACACCGCCGCGCACGTCTGGGCGGACAGTGAGGGGTCGGAGGCCGACGCCATGGTGCTGTTCGGCTGGAGCAGCCCGGAGATGCCGCGCCGCTATGGCGCGTCGGCGAAGGTCGAGCGTGCCCAGCGAGCCGCGAGACGTATCTCGCCTGCCGACCGCATCTGATGGAAAATCAGGCGGTTGCGCTGCGGGGGCCCTGGTCGTAGCGGTCGAGCACGTGGCTCAGCAGCTCGGCGAGCAGGCCGCGCTCGACCGGACTGAGCGGTGAGTCGTCGCCGAGGAGGCGGTCGACCTGCTCGGCGATCGGGTGCAGCGTCGGCGTGGGCGCCGTGGGAACGGTTCGCAGGCCGATGGACTCGGTGGTGGCGCGGCCGGCGAGCACCAGTAGCTCCTGCATGCTGGTGCCGGGCACCTTCGCGTGGATCTTCGCGAGGTTGCCCGGGCCGGGCTGTGTCTCACCGCGGAAGTAGCGGCCGAGCAGTCCGCTGTCGATCTGTGTGACCTTCGACAGGCTGGCCTGGTCGTGAGCGACCCGGGCGTTCCGGGCGTGACCGATCACGTATTCGCGGAACGCCGCGAAGTCCCATCCTGGGTGCACATTGCCCACGTGCATGGAGGCTACGGCATCGTGCACGCCTGCACGAGTCCTACCCCTATGCAGGCGGTGGAGTCGCGGACGTCTCTGGCCTGCGCTTTTAAGCGACAGCCGTAAGTACGCGCAGGCCAACACATGCGGCAACTTCTATCGGCGCATGCACGCGTGCAGCACTCTGCCCGGGGGCTTGCACGCATGCATGCACAGCGCTAGTCTTCATGCATGCACGCAGGCCAGCCCCGGCCGAAGGTGTTCTTCAAGGCCGCCGCCTACCGCGCGCTGGTCGAGCCCCTCGGTCTCACCACCCCGTACGCACAGGCCGCCGACCTCGGTGTCGACGGCGGCAACTTCGGGCGCATCTGCCGAGGTCAGCCGGTCTCGGCCGAGTTCATCGCCCGCGTGCGCCTCCGCTACCCCCGAGTGCCCTACGAGCAGCTGTTCAGAGAGGAGATGTCGTGAGCCGGAAGTACACCCGGCACGGCGCGCAGATCGCCGCGCACACCCGGTGGGCGCACACCGCAGACCGCGCGGCAGCCACCGAGCCCGCACGTACTGCGTTCATCGCGCGGTTCGAGCGCCAGGTCGACCCGGAGGGCGTCCTGCCGCCGGCCGAGCGGCGCAAGCGCGCCGAGAGCGCCAAGAAGGCCCACATGCTGCGCCTCGCCCTGAAGAGCGCCGCCGCGCGGGCTCGCAAGAAGGCCGGCGCTGCCGTCGCCGTCGACGCGCCGGCCGCCTGACGCAAGAGGCCTCAGCCGCTCCACCGGCCAAGGCCTCTCCCACCCGGACCACACGCACACACGAGGAGTCCAGATGCAGTCCCAGACCCTACCCGAACCGACCACCCCGCCGGCCTCGCCGGCCCAGGACCTGACCGCCGCGACCGCCCTGATCCGCCGCCTGTACGCCGCCGGATGGGAGGGCGACCACGTCACCCCCGTCTGGCGGGGCACCGAGTACGCCGTGCACCACGGCACCGGCCGGCAGGTCGCCGCCGTCGTCGACGCCGACGGCCAGGTGGCCGAGCTGCGGATCACCGGCGGGCTGTCCCTCGCCCAGGCGGTCGCCGCGGTGGACGCGGCCGGGCTCGCCCCGACGCCGGCCCCCACCGACGGCACCCTGCTCACCGCCCAGCAGCTCCAGCACGACATCGCCCTGATGGCCATCCGCTCCGCCGCCGCCCGCCAGGACTACGCCCACGCGCTGCACGCCCGGGCGTCGGTGCGGATGCGGCACCTCGACCGGGCGCAGCGCAGGTTCGTGGCGCTCCAGCGGCTCACCGCCGCCCTGGGCCGGCTCGCTGCCGGTGGTGCCCGGTGACCGCCCCCGACCTGCCCCCGCTGCCCCCGATCCCGCCGGGCGGCCCGATCCCGGGCACCTCCACCACCGGCGGCCCGTCCGTGGCCCCGGACCCGACCGGCCTCACGTTCGACCGCAGCGACCTGGACGACACCGCGCCGGCCGTGCTGCCGCCGGGCGTCGAGGGTTGGGCCGTCGACGGGGGCGTCGACCTCCTGTGCGGACACCTGCCCGGCGAGCCCCACGACGACGAGTGCGCCTACTGGCGGATGGTCGCCCTCGGGGAGCTGCCCGACCCGATCGCCCCGGTGGTCGTCATGCGGCCGTTCGACCTGCGCGAGCTGGCCGCGCGGCACATCACGGCCGTCGAGTGGGACCGGCGCGAGCGAGGTGCGGCATGAGCCAGATCGATCGGGTCGACGGCGGCGTCCACACCGCCCGCGTCTCGGCCGCCCTCGCCGACCGGATCCACCGGGAGCAGCAGCAGGACGACGCCCGGCAGTACCTGCTGCGGCGGGGCCTGGACGACGTCGCCGAGATCCTCGGCCTCGTCCGGCCAGCCTCGGTGCCGGCCACGCCGCCGGCCGAGGTGTCCAAGCCGAAGCCGGCGCGGAAGCCGACCAGCAGCAGCGGGAAGGGGCGGCAGCGCAAGGGCTGCCCGAGCGAGGCGCAGCAGCGCCGCCACCGGGAGCGCGGCGAGAAGTGCGCCGCCTGCACCGAGCTGGTCCGCCGGGTCAACGCCGAGCGCAAGCACCGGGCCCGCCAGCGGAGGGCCGCCGCGTGATCGCCCTGATCATCGCCGCCCTGTCCGCGCTCGCCGTAGCCCTGCTCATCGCCGCCGGTGTCGGCTGGCTGCTGGCCTGGGCGTACCGGACGGCCGCCGACGAGACCGCCGAGGAACGCGACGACGCCCGCGACACCGCGCGGGCCCTGCGTGACGACCTCGCTGACGCCCGCTGGTACCTCGCGGCGGCCGAGCAGGGCGAGCGGAAGGCCCGGCGCGACCTGGCCACCGCCCGCGCGGAGCTGCACTACCTGCGCCGTGTGGTCACCGCGTCGGCCGCCCTCACCCCCGATTCCCTGCCGGACGACTGGTGGTCCACCGCCGCCGACATCGCCGCCCTGCCCGCCACTGACCGGGAGATGCCCCGATGACGACCACCATCAGCACCAGCAACCTCGCCCAGGCGCTGCGGGCCGTCACCCCGTGCGCCAGCCGCGACATCACCCTGCCCGATCTCTGCGTCGTCCAGCTCCAGGCCGCCCCCGGCCTTCTGACGGCCACCGCCACCGACCGGTACGTCATTGGCCACGCCCGGCAGGCCGCGACGGGCGCGCTCAGCCGGCCGCGCTACCTGCACCGGCGCGACGCCAAGAACCTCCGCGACGAGCTCGTCAGCTACATGGAGGACCGGGAGTCCGGTCTCGACCCGGTCACCATCGCCGAGCACGACGACGACTGCCTGCGGGTCACGTTCGGGCCGGTCACGATGCACTGCGTCGAGCCCTCCGTCGGCAAGTTCCCCGACGTCGCCGCGGTCCTCGCCACGCTGCCCACCGAACCCACTGCCGAGGGGCTGCACGCGCCGGTCAGCTTGAGCCACCGCGTGCTTCGGCCGCTACTGAAGGCCGCCGAGGCGGACCCGTACAACCCGCCCCGGCTGCTGTTCGACGGCCCCCGCAAGCCGGTCCGCGTCGAGATCGGCAACTGGTTCATCGGCGCGGCCATGCCGGTGAAGCTGCGCGGCGACGAGCAGCCGGTCCCGGTGGAGATGCCCGCGCCCGCCGAGGCGGTGGCCCGGTGAGCACGAGCTACCGCGAGTTGACGGCCCTGCGCCGTCCCGCCGCCGACCACTCGGGACTCACCACCGCGATCCTCCCCACGGCCGCCATCGCCCGCCGGGCCACCACCCCGCAGCCGGCCCCGGTCGGCACCGCGCCCGCCGGCTACATCGGCCGCCACCGGGGCGGTGCCCGGTGAGCCCCCGCCAGGTGATCGCCGCCCTGACCGGCCGGCACGGCGGCGAGGTCCCGGTCGACGAGATCGAGCAGTGGATCGGCGGCCTGCGCACCACCGCGCCGGGCGGCGGCCTGTCCGCGCTCGCCACCACCGGCCCTATCGACACCGACGCCGTCCGCGCCCTGACGGACACCAACACCCGAGAGGAGCAGGCGTGACCGCCCTGCGTACCCGCCAGCCCACCGGCCGCGTCCCCTGGCCGCTCATCCTCATCGAGGGCGGCGAGAAGTCCGGCAAGTCCTGGGCCTGCGCCCAGTTCAGCACCAGCCCCCGCATCGGCCAGATGTACTGGATCGACCTCGGCGAGGGGGCCGCCGACGAGTACGGCGCGATCCCCGGCGCGAGGTACCTCGTCGTCGAGCACGACGGCACCTGGGCGCAGATCCAGGGCGCTGTCGACGCCGTCAAGGCGGAGGCCGCCCGCGCTGCCCAGGCCGGTGAGCCGCCGGTGGTGCTGGTCATCGACTCGATGACCGCCGAGTGGGACCTGCTCAAGGACTGGGCGTCCGACAAGGCCCGCCGCCGCCACAACGCCAAGGCCCGCCAGTACAACCGGCCGCAGCTCGCCGCCGACGAAGAGCCGAAGATCTCCATGGACTTGTGGAACGAGGCCGGTGCCCGCCACCGCAAGCTCATGACCGCGCTGATGACCTTCCCGGGCATCGTCCTGCTGACGGCCCGCGGCAAGGAGGTCGCCGCCCTCGACGACGCCGGCAAGCCGATCGAGCGCCAGCGCGAGTACAAGGTCGAGGGCCACAAGACGCTCGGCTTCGACGTGTCCTGCTGGATCCGGCTCGACCGGGCCAAGCCGGGGACGGTGATCGGCGTCCGGTCGGTGCGCACCGGTATCCGGCCCGGCTACGACGACCCGATCGAGCTGGCCCGCGACTGGTCGATCGAGAACATCGTCTTCGACACCCTCGGGTGCGCGCCGACCGAGGCGCACACCAGGGACCTGACCCCGTTGCGGCCGTCCGAGCCGGACGCTGAGCGCACGTCGGCCGAGGACCGGATCGACCAGCACGGCGGCTGGGAGGGCATCGCTGATGCTGCCCAGCGGCGGGCCAGCCGGCCCGTGTCGGGCCCGCCGGCCGCCCTGTCGGCCGCCGCCACCGGGCTGCTCGACGACCTGGCGCAGGCCACCGACGAGACCGGCCTCCGCCGCATCTGGAACGCCGCCGGTGAGGCCGCCCGCGACGGCCGGATCACCCCGGCCGAGCTGGAGCACGTGCGCGGGAAGTGGCGGGTCCGCAAGGAGCAGCTCATCCCGTCCAACCCGGCCACCGAGCAGATGCACAAGAAGATCCACGTCCTGTGCAAGGAGTCCGGTCTCGACGACCGGGACACCCGGCTGCTCTTCCTGTCCGACGTGACCGGCCGGGAGATCGACACCCAGCGCCGGCTCAGCTTCGACGAGGGCAAGGCGGTCATCGAGCGCCTGGAGTCCGCCGTCGCGCAGTCCAACCCGCCCGCCCAGCAGGAAGGCCAGGCCGCCTGATGACCTACGCCCCGACCGACGAGCAGGCCGCCATCATCGAGGCCGCCCGCACCGGTGACGACCTCACCATCGAGGCCGGCGCCGGCACCGGCAAGACGTCCACCCTGAAGATGCTCGCCCGCGACCGGACCGGCATGCGCGGCGCGTACCTCGCCTACAACCGCAGCATCGCCACCGACGCCGCCCGCGAGTTCCCCGCCTCGGTGACCTGCCGCACCGCGCACTCCTTCGCGTTCGGCGCGGTGGGCCGGCAGTACGCCCACCGCCTCAACGGCCCCCGGGTGCCCGCCCGGCAGACCGCGCTCATCCTCGGCATCAACGACCCGGTGAAGCTGGGCGAGACGATGCTCGCCCCTCAGCAGCTCGCCCGGCTCGTCACCGAGACCATCCAGCGGTACTGCTACAGCGACGACCGGCAGGTCCAGCGGATGCACGTGCCGCTGGTCAACGGCCTCGACAAGGCGGGCCAGGCGGAGCTGGCGCGCTACCTGACGCCCATCGCCCAGCGGGCGTGGGACACCGACCTGACCCAGCTCGACGGGCAGCTCCGCTACACCCACGACTGCTACCTGAAGCAGTGGATCCTCACCGACCCGGTGATCCACGCCGACTACGTGCTGCTGGACGAGGCGCAGGACTCCAACCCGGCCGTCGCCGGCCTGGTCTCGAGGCAGCCCGCCCAGCGGATCCTCGTCGGCGACCGGGCGCAGGCCATCTACGGCTGGCGTGGGGCCACCGACGCGATGGCGAGCTTCGACGGCCGCCGCTTCCAGCTGTCCCAGTCCTTCCGCTTCGGGCAGGCGGTGGCGGACGAGGCCAACAAGTGGCTGTCGCTGCTGCCCACCACGGATCTGCGGCTGACCGGGTACGACCGGATCCCGTCGCGGGTGGGACCGGTCGCCGAGCCGGACGCGGTGCTGTGCCGCTCCAACGGTGGGGCGATCCACCGGGTGATGGACGCCCTGGACGACGGCCGCCGGCCGGCCCTGGTGGGCGGCGGGGCGGACATCCGGCGGATGGCCGAGGCTGCGGCCCGGCTCCAGTCCGGCGTCCCGACGGACCACCCGGAGCTTTTCGCCTTCCAGACGTGGGCGGAGGTCCAGGAGTACGTCGAGATGGACTCCGCGGGGTCGGACCTGCGGGTGTTCGTGCGGCTGATCGACAAGCACGGCGCCCGCGAGGTGATGCGGGTGTGCGACGCCCTGGTGGGCGAGGACCGGGCCGACGTCATCGTGTCCACGGCGCACCGGGCGAAGGGCCGGGAGTGGGGGTCGGTGCTGATCGCCGACGACTTCCCCGAGCCGAAGGCGACGGAGGACGGCAGGGTCCGAATCGCCGCCGACGAGGTGATGCTCGCCTACGTCGCGGTGACCCGGGCGCAGCAGGCGCTGGACCGGTACGGGCTGTCGTGGGTGGACCGGTACGCGGTCCGCCCCACCCCGGCCCCGGTTCCCGCTCCGGCGGCCCCGGTGGTTCCCGCCCTGCCCGCCGAGGACGTCCCGGAGCCGGTGCTGGCCAGCGGCCACCACGACGGCTGCTGGCTGTGCAACCCCAGCCTGCGGGACTCCTGGCCCGCCCCGGTCGAGGCCGGTGCGAGCCGTGGGTGAGCAGCACACCCCCGGGGCCGGTACGCCGGCCCCGGGGGGCCACCCGGCCCTCACCGCCGCCGCCGACCAGCACCTCGCCGAGCTGCGCGACCTCGTCCAGCTCGTCCGCGACCACCGCGACGCCCACAGCTGCCCGTCGACCGTGCCGTGCGCCGGCCCGTGGGCGGTGGAGCAGATCGCCGCGATGCGCTGCCACCACCGGCTCGGGATGCTCGCGTTCGCCCTGGCGGAGCTGGCGGCGCTCGGGTACGGCCTGCCGACGGCCGCCGACGCGTACTGGCCGGCTGACGACCCGGACGGGGGCGCGTGATGGCCACCCGCACCGCATACGGCCTGGACAGCCCCCGCGCCGGCCGCTGGGAAGAGCGGGCGGCCTGCCGACCCGGGACACCCGTCGACCCCGAATGGTGGTGGCCGCTGTCGTCCGGCCCCGCGTCGGACACTGCCCGGGCGCTGCACATCTGCCGCAGCCACTGCCCCGTCGTCGATGAGTGCCGCCGCGTCGTCGAGGAGCACCCGCCCGCGCATCCGACGGTGCAGGGCGGGGTGAGGTACGTCGTCAACCCGCGCAACCACTACCAGACGGTGCGGTCGGCGGATGCGGGCCACGCCGACGTGGACGGCTGCCCGTACTGCAAGGCGCGCGGGGGGCGGCCATGAGCCGTCGCGCCCGGCCGCGGCCCCGCCGCGCCCGCCAGACCGTCAAGTCCCGGCTCGCCCGGTGTGTCTACCGGGCCGACCCGTCCATGCCGGACCCCGCCGACCCGGGACACCCGCTGTGCGTGTGCGGCCTGGCCTGGCGGCACCCCCGCCACGACGTGCCCGACACCGCCGACGCGCAGGCCGAGCAGCTGCGCCGCATCGGAGAGGACCAGAACTGATGACCACTTACCTGTACCGGGCGATGTGGCCCATCACCGACCCCGACCGCACCCGTTCCGCGCTCATCGCCGAGGCGTCCGCCGGCCTCGACGCCATGGCCCGCACCGACGGCGCACGCCTCACCGGGCAGCCCGTGTGGACGGTCGCCGGGGACCGGCTGCTGTGCGAGGCCCCCGCCGGGCCGCTGCCCGACGAGGCCGTGGACACCACCGACCTGGCCGACCGGGACGTCGTGGTGCTGCGGCTGGCGGGGCTGCACTGGTCGCCGCGGCAGATCGCGGCGACGACGGGGGTGCCGCACTCCACGGTGCGCGACATCCTCGCCCGCGACCGCGCCCCGGTCGCCGCCTGACCGGCCGCCCGGCCCCACTTCCCCGGGGCCGGGCGGCCACCCGAACCACACCAGCACGATGAGAGGCAAGGGATGACCCAGACCGTCGCCGTCCAAAGGGCTGTACGGCGATCCGACCTGCCGGCCCCGGCGCGCCTGATCGTCCTCACGTTCTGCGGCATCGCCGACTACCGGACCGGCGTCGTCCCGCCCGAGCACGCGATGTCCCTCAGCGAGATTGCTGCCGCGACCGGACTGGCCCGGTCCACGGTCGCCCACCACCTGAACCTCCTGGAGAGCACCGCCTGGCTTACCCGTGACCGGCCGGACGTCGTGGCCGCCCGATCGGAGGGCGCGCGCACGGCCTACACCGTCCACGTCGGTAGTCCGGTAGCCGGACTACCGGGTAGTCCAGGAGCCGGACTAGTCCAGGAGCCGGACCACCACAACCCTGCCAAGTCCGACATCGGGCAGTCCGGGAGCCGGACCACCGGTAGTCCGGGAGCCGGACGCATTCCTATCTCCCCAACCACTACCAACAAGAACACCTCTTCTCGTCCGGCCTCCGACCCGGCAGATGCTGTCGAGGCTCCGCCCCGACTCGACGTCGACAGGGTCTGCCGACACCTCGCCGACCGCATCGAAGCCAACGGCTCCAAGCGCCCCCCGATCGGCAAGACGTGGCGCGACGCCGCCCGGCTCCTCATCGACCGCGACGGCCGCACCGTCGAGCAGATCATCCGCTGCATCGACTGGTGCCAGGACGACCCGTTCTGGCGGGCCAACGTCCTGTCGATGCCGAAGCTGCGCGAGAAGTACGACCAGCTCCGCCTCGCCGCCCAGCGCGATGCCGCCCGGCCCGCGAGCCGGTCCACCGGCGCGAACCGGCACCACGACGCCCGGCCCGACCAGAACCCCTTCCGCACCGGCGAAGCCGTCGCCACCTACGCCAGCCAGACCACCGGGAGCACCCGATGACCACCACGCCCATCCGCGCCGCCCTCAACCTGGCCGCCCGCGACCACCAGGGCCGCACCATCGGCGACTGGCAGGCCCGCATCGCCCGCCACGCCACCATCACCGACGACACCCCCACCCTCGACGAGATCCGCCTCCAGGCCGACCGCGCCGAGCTGGACGCCATCCGCCAGCGGCAGGCCGCCAACCGGGCCGTCGTCTACACCCGCCGCCGGCCCTCCCGCTACGCCAACGCCACGTACGAGCGGCTCCGCGACGACCAGAACCCCGGCGGCAAGATCGCCCGCTGGTGGGACTCCGGCCCCCGCACCCTCGTCCTCGCCGGCCCCACCCGCACCGGCAAGACCACCGCCGCCTACGCCATCGGCAACGACGTCCACGCCCGCCACCAGTGGGTCATGGTGTGGACCGCCGCCGACCTGTCCGCCGCCCTCAAGCCGGACAGCGCCGAACCCCTCGCCTACGACTACGCCACCAGCTGCGACCTCCTCGTCCTCGACGACCTCGGCCGCGAGCGCGTCACCGACTGGTGGCTGGAGCAGCTCCAGCGCGTCGTCGACCACCGCTGCGCCCACGAACGCCGGCTCATCGTCACCACGAACACCGGCGCCAACGCCGCCGCCGTCTACGACGAGCTGTCCGAGCGGTACGGGCACCCGGTGGTCGAGCGGCTCCTCGACGGCGGCGGGCTCCTGGTCCTCGACGGGCCGCCGGTGCGACGGGTGACGGCGGAATGGTGACGCCCGCCGTGTGCGCCACCCCCGGCTGCGGCCTGCCCGCCGTCGCCGTCGTCACCACCACCCCCGCCCGCATCCAAATCCGCACCGACCGGCTCGCCGACCCGCGCACCGCCACCGCCTGGGCCGACTGGCTGCGCTGCTGGGCGTGCACCACCGCCGCCGTCGACCAGCACCTCGTCACCGCCAACGCCAACACGACCGAGGAGACCCGCCCCCGATGACCCACCAGGCCCGCACCCCCCGCGCCCACACCCAACGCCAAGCCCTCGGCCGCCGCCTGCGCGCCCACCGCCTCGCCCGCGGACTCACCCAAGCCGACGTCATGACCCACACCCGCACCGGCAAAGCCCAGATGTACAGCGCCGAAAACGCCGCCCAGGACGTCACCACCGGCACCCTCATCGACATCGCCGCCGCCGTCGGCCTCCACGTCGCCCTCGCCGGCGACCACCACCTGCCGCTGCTCGACCTCACCGCCGCCGAGGTCCAGGCGCTCATCGTCGCCGCCAGCAGCTGGGCCGCCCTCGCCACCGACGAGGCCGAGAAGCCCGCCGACGGGCCCGACCCGCAGCTGCTCGCCGCCCTCGACCGGCTCACCCCCGACGCCGACACCTACGACCCCGCCTACCCGCTGGACGCCTGCCGGCCCGCCGACACCACGCCCGCCGCCCGCACGACCAAGGAGACCCGATGACCACCACGACCACGACCCCCACCGCCGAGTTCGCCGCCGCCCGCGCCTTCAACGACGCCAACCCGATCGGCACCCCCGTCCGCTACTGGCGCGGCGTCCGCGAGGGCGACGGCCGCACCGCCCGCACCCGCACCGAAGCGCAGCTCCTCGGCGGCCACACCGCCGTCGTCTGGCTCCAGGGCGTCGCCGGCTGCATCGCCCTCACCCACGTCGAGCCCATCAGCGAGGACGAGCTGATGCCCGAGCAGCCCGACGGCATCGACGACGACTCCTACGACCTGCCCGACCCGCACCGTGCCGCCGCCCGCGTCCGCGACTGGATCGCCGCCTGGGGCGACGGCCTCATCGACACCACCGACGGCAACCCGCTGTACGCCCGCGACCTGGAGGCGCTCTGCCGCGCCGTCCTCGCCACCGCGCCCGCCGACACCACCCCGTCCCGCCCGCACCGCGACGAGCCGCCGCTGACCCGCCGCGTCGACACCGTCCACCTGCCCGCCGCCGACATCGCCTGAGGAGCCCCGATGGCCACCGTCTACATCACCCCCACCGGCCAGCCCGCCGGCATCCCGCCCTGCTGCCCGGCCTACCCCACCGGCTGCCGCACCGCCGCCACCGCCTGCGGCGCCTGCCTCCACGGCTGCCCGGCGCCCGCCGGTGCTCCCTGCTGCCTCGACGCCCCAGCCCAGCCCGCCACCGCCGTGACCGACCAGACCGCCCGCCCCATGCCCACCTTCGACGAGATCCGCGCCTGCGGACACACGCCCGACCAGCACCGCACCATCGACGGCCTCGAAGCCGACCTGCGCACCACGACCCGCGAGCACGGCGAGGCCCTGGAGCAGCTCACCCAGGCGTGGGCCGCCCTCAACGCCGCCGGCTACACCCACCCCACCGCCAGCGTCGCCGAGGTCATCGCCCAACTCGCCGAGGAGCGGGACGTCGCCCGGCACCTGCTCGACGTCCGGACGACCGCGCTCAGCCGGCGCACCCGCGACCTGACCGCCACCCTCCGCGTGGTCGACGCCGTCCGGATCGGCACCCTGGAGGACATCGACCGGGCCATGGCCGCGTACGACGCGCCGGGTGATCTCGCCGGGCCGGTCGACGCGCGCCGCAGGATGGCCGCTGAGCGCCCGGACAGCGCGGGTGAGGGTGAGGAGTCGGGCGACGACGCCACGGAGGCGCACAGGGGCGCTGAGGGCTTCGACGGCAGCCTCACCGACCGACTCGCCGGAGCCCTCGCCCACGCCCTCAGCCTCTTCACCGAACCCCACCCGCTCCTCAACACGATCCGCAGCCACTGGGTGGAGCGGTACATCCTCGACGCCCTCCGCGCCGTCTACGCCGAGTGGGCCAACCAGGTCGCCCCCGAGGGACGCGAGACCGACGACGCGCCGCCCCCCGGTTCCGGCCCGGACCGCGCGCAGGGCAGCCTCACCCGCTGCTGCGCCCACCCGGGATGCCCCCGCACCTACCGCGCCGACGTCGGCCCCCAGGACCGCGGCTGGAGGCGGTTGCGCGGCCTCACCGTGCTCTGCCCCGACCACGCCGGGCCCGAGCCGCTGCCGGAGCCCACCCCCGCCGAGCGGGCCGAGCACGGGCCGACCGTGACCAAGGTCCTCGACGACGTCCGCGCCGGCCGCCCGGCCACCACGCGGGAGGGCTGACCGGTGGACACCTGCACCTGCCGCCACACCCGCTTCACCCACCAGCGCGGGATCGGTGCCTGCACCAACCCCGGCTGCCCCTGCACCACCTACCAGCAGCCCGACCCCCTCGACGCCACCCTCGCCGAGCTCGCCGCCACCTACGTCGACCTCGCCGCCGCCGACGCCGCCCGCGACAAGGCCGACGCCGCGCTCGCCGCCGAGCGCGCCGCCCACGAGGCCACCCGCGCCGAGCGCGACCAGGCCCGCATGCAGCTCGCCCAGCTGGACGAGCTGCGCATGGACCTCGCCGCGGCCCGCCTCGACGTCGAGTACCTGACCGCCGAACTGGCCGCCGAACGACGGGTACCCGCGTGACCCGCCGCCTGCCGGCCACCCCCGCCACCGCACTGGTGGCGGGGGTGGCCGGCGTGCTCGGCATCGCAGCCGCCGCCCGAGCCTGGGGCAACCCGGGCGCCGCCGTCCTGCTCGCCCTCGCCGCCGTCTGGCTGCCCTGCACCCTCGTCGTCGCCCTCATCACCACCCGGAGCACCCGGTGATCGACCTCCTCACCACCGAACAGGTCGCCGCCCTCGCCGACATCAGCCGCAAACACGTCCGGGGGTGGGCCACCCGGCGCGGCATTAGCAGCATCCCCGGCCCCGATGGGCGCCGCGCCTACTACCCAGCCGCGCCGATCCTTGCCGTCCTACACCCGGCGCCGCACCGTCTCGCCCGCTTCATCCGCAACCCCCTCAACGTCTGAGGAGCGCCCGTTGACCCCGTACCACCTGCACGCCCTGGCCGCCGCCTGGTCCCTCCAGGCGGCGCGCGGACGCCTCGCCCAGCTCGCCCGGACCGAGTCCACCCGGCACACCACCGAACTGCTCGCCGCCGCCACGGTGCTCCGCAGCCCCACCTACGGCACCCGGCACTCCAGCGGCGACCACGGCGACCCCACCGGCGTGACCCTGCTCACCGCCGAGCCCCGCGTCACCACCTGGGCCGACCTGCTCGGCCGGCTCGACCACCGACTCGCCTGGCTCGCCGGACAGGTCGGCGGTGACCTCGGCTGGACCCCGCTCACCTGCATCCTCGTCGCCATCCCCGCGATGTCGCCCGGCACCGCCCGGATCGTGGCGCAGCACCTGGCCGACGAGGACGCCTGGGTGCGCGCCGCCGTCCGCCTCGCCCCGGCCACCACGCCCCTGCCCGGCGTCGCCTGCCCGCACTGCGGGGAGCGGCAGCTCGTCGTCCAGACCGCCGGCCCGACGGAGGTGTGGACCGTCGTATGCGCCACCGGCCGGCCCTGCACCGGCCAGGGCTGCGGCTGCGAGATGCCCGGCGCGGTCGAGGGGGCGGCGCACATCTGGCCCAGGACCGCCGTCCTCGGTGCGGTCGCGGGGGCCGCACCTGGCCCGACCCACTGACCCACCGAACCCGACCCGAGGAGCGAAATGAACCGGCCGCACATCCTGACCATCACCGAGACCACCGAAGACGGCATCACCGAACAGGAGTACGCCGTCGAGTGTCCGGGCGTCACCGACCGCTGCTGCATGTGGCGCGACTGCAAGCAGTGCGAGTCGCTGGACTACGACCTGGACGAGGACGAGGACCAGCAGATGGTCCACGGCGAAGAGCACCGCCGCATCGACGAGCGCTGGATGGTCCGCACCGAGGACTGCTTCGTCCGCGACAACGACGACCTCGACGAGGCCGCTGGCGACCTGGAGATGCCCGCCGGCACCTACCCGGTCGACTTCGACAGCGGCGACGACCAGTGCCACCTTTCGCTCATCTTGCTCACGACCGCCGCCGCCTGACCCGACCCGGCCCGGGGTGCACGCGCGCCCCGGGCCACCCGACCAGAGGAGACGACCATGGCCACCTGCCACCTCTGCCCACCCGACGACAACACCGTGGACGACCGCGACATCCTCGACCACCTGCGCGTCATCCACCCCGACCAGTACGGCGAAGGACCGCAGCGGTGGCCCGACGGGCAGCCCGTCATCGTCGACACCACCCTCGACCCCGCCGACTGGGCCTGCGGGGCCTTCCAGCCCCTGCCGACCGGCACCGACCGGATGCCCTACCGCTGCACCGAACCCCACGACCACCCGGACGGTCACCGTGCCGTTCTCGACGGCCAGGTTCTCGCCGAATGGGCGAGCCGGGACGAGACCTGATACCCGTCATTAAGGGGTTAGATCCACTTCGGATTCAGGGCCCACCAGCACCCCCGCCCGACCGGCACCACCCGACTACCCGGATAGATCCACTACACGAACAGGGCTCGCCATGACCGACCTCGTCCCCGTCACCACCACCCGCGACCGGCTCCGCGAACAGGCCGCCGTGTTCCTGGACGGCCTCGCCAGCCCTCACACCGCCAAGAGCTACGGCTACGGCCTCGACTCGTGGCTCACCTGGTGCGAGCACCACCGCGTCGACCCCCTCGACGCCGTACCCGCCCACGGGCAGCTGTGGTCTACCGCCCTGCGCGACCAGGGCTACAGCGACGGCACCCGCGCCAACCGCCTCAGCGCGGTCCGCAGCTTCTACGAGTGGCTCGACGAGCAGGACGTCCCGTTCCGCAAGAACCCGGCGAAGTTCAAGACCGGCCGTCCGAAGGCCAACCCGGTGCCGACGCCGGCCCTGTCCGCCGAGCAGGTCGTCGCACTCCTCGACGCCGCCGACGCAGACACCCCCCGGACCGCCGCCATCGTCTGGACGCTGGCCACCACCGGCCTGCGCGTCGCCGAGCTGCTCGCCGCCGACGTCGAAGACCTCGCCCAGGACCACGGCCACACCGTGCTGCAGGTCATGGGCAAGGGTCGCCGACGCCGGGCCGCGCTGCTCATCCCCGCCGCCCACCAGCGCATCACCGCCTACCTGGCCACCCGAGCCGACGTCGACCGGCTCCCCGCCCTCACCGCCGGCGCCCGCCCCCGCCGGCCCCTGTTCACCACCGACACCGGCCAGCGCGTCGACCCCCGCAACCTGCGCCGCCAGCTCGTACGCCTCGCCACCCAGGCCCGGCTCCCCGAATCCCTCATCGCCCGCCTGGGCCCGCACGTCCTGCGCGCCACGTTCGTCACCCTCAACCTCGCCGCCGGCAAGGACCTGCGCGTCGTCCAGTACGCCGTCGGCCACGCCACCCCCACCACCACCGAGGGCTACGACCGGTCCCACCTCAACCCGGACAGCCACCCCGCCTACGCGCTCATGGGCGTCCTCGCCGCAGCCCGGGCCCGCCGCACCGCCGAGCCGCTCGACCAGTGAGGGAGAATCTCAACGTGGACGACACCAAGTGGGTCGGTGACCGCCCGCTCGCCGACGAGCTGCGTGAAGCGCTCTGCAACTGGGCCCGCGCCAACAACCTCGACCCCGGCAGGATCCCCGCCGACGCCACCATCACCATCGACGAACACGCCACCACCATCACGACGGAGGTGTGGCTTGTCCGTGACGGCAAGCCGGTCGTGGGCCGCAACACCCTGCTCACGGAGCCGGTAACGGTGCCGCTGGTCGCCCGGCCGCCTGACACCATCGCGCACAGGCTCACGTTCATCGGGGGGTCGGGCGACCGCGAGGTGTGGAAGCCATGATGTCGTCCAAGGACCTGCCCAACCGGGTCACGCTCCCCGGCGACACCGGCGACACCGCCGAGCAGCTCGCCGCCCGGATCCGCGACCGGCTCACCCAGGCCGCCTGCCCCCACCCCGACAAGACCGAGACCACGACCTACGACAGCGCCGACCTGACGTTCGTGTGCACCACCTGCGGCGCGCACCTGCGCGAGCCGAGGCCCGAGCCGTGATCACCGTCGCCGGCCGCTGCCCGCTCTGCCGCGCAGCCCTCACCGCCGCCGGCTGCCCCGGCACACAGCCCCTGCTCGACCCCCACCGCGACGGCCGCGAATACGGCACCGCCCACCAGCTCGCGCACCGCCTCACCGGCGACGACGTCGTCACCGTGGCGATGATCCGCAACTGGCAGCAGCGCGACGGCCTGGAGCGCTACCGGGTCGGCCGCACGGTGTACTCGCCCCTCACCCAGGCGGCCAGCATCGAACGGGCCAAGCGGCTCCATGCCGAACAAGGCGGGCGCGGTCAGCGTCGCCAGCTTGACGCCACCCCGGTCCTGGTCGGATGATCAGATCACTCACCGCGTAGGCGGAGTGTGCCCACAGCCCGGACGTTGACCCAAGCAGGGTCCGCCGGGCTGCTGCGTGTCTGGGGACGGGGACACGTCGAGGGGAAGCGGGCCGGTCGTTGGCGGCGGCGACCGGCCCGCACCCACCACGGAGGTGGCCATGCCGCGCGCACTCAAGGTCTGCCCCTGCACCGGCTGCGCCGCCCACCCCGGAAGCTGTCCCGACCTCGTAGCAACCGGCCGATGCCAGCGCTGTGCTCGAACTGCGGACCAGGAGCGCGGCACTCGGCAGCAGCGCGGCTACGACGCCGCCCACGACCGCGAACGCGAACGTTGGCGGCCAGCCGTCGAACGCGGCCAGGTCGACTGCCAGGCCAAGACCTGCGTCATGCCCGACCGGCGCATCCGCCCCGGCCAGGACTGGGACCTGGACCACACCGACGACCGGCGCGGCTACCGTGGCCCGGCTCATCGATCTTGCAATAGAGGGTGGAGGCGCAACCGGTGGGCACGACCATAGAGGCCCGCACCATCGACGGCACCGTCTACCTCAGCGCGCCCGACCTGGTCGCCCTGATGCGCGCCCGGGCCGACGAGGTGGAGGCCATCGCCCTGGCCATGGGCGACGACCTGACACCCGAGCAGTACGAGACCGCCGTCGCCTACCACACCACCGTCGGCGAGCTGCGAGAGCGAGCCGACTGGATCGACCTCGCGGTCATCGCCTACCTCAGCGAGCCCGACGGGACCGGCGAAACTCACTCTGCGTGATCGGGGGGTGGGGGGTGACCCCCTGGAGCCCCAGGTCAGCGGACCGCCGGGGAGGGAAAGTTTCCCGCGTACGGGATCCCATAACTCACAGTGACTCCGCGTGGAGGGGGTGACCATGCCCGGACCGGCACCGAAGCACCCGTCGGCGCGAGCCCGCCGCAACCGCACGAGCACGTCGGCGACGTTGAGCGTGGACCCGACGCTGGAGGCGCCGAAGCTGCCGACCCGGCTGTGGCACGAGCAGACCCGGCTGTGGTGGCGGGATGTCTGGTCGTCGCCGATGGCCCCGGAGTACGACGAGTCGGATCGCCATGGCCTGTTCGCGTTGGCGGTCCTCGTGGACGACTTCTGGACGGTCGACGACCCCAAGCTCCGCAAGGACCTGGCGGCGGAGATCCGGCAGCAGCGTCAATGCTTCGGGCTGACGCCGATCGACCGCCGCCGGTTGCAGTGGGAGATCGAGCGCAGCGACGAGGCGCAGGATCGCGGCCGTCGGCGGCGCAGCACCACCGCGAAGCCGCCGCAGGCTGACCCGGGCGCGGATCCCCGCTCGGTGCTGAGGGTGGTGTGAGCACGTTCGTCGTCCCCCCGCTGGACGAGGAGCCGTGGCCGTCGCTCGGCAAGCAGGTCTGCGACCTGATCGAGGAGCGGGCGGTGTTCGGCCCGGGGTCGCTGAAGGGTCAGCCGGCGCGGTTGGACCCGGAGAAGCGGGCGGTGATCTACAAGGCGTACGAGGTGTATCCGAAGGGCCATCCGCTGGCGGGGCGGCGCAGGTTCCGGCGGGTGCGGATCTCGTGGCGCAAGGGCACCGCGAAGACGGAGCTGCTGGGCTGGTTGGCGTTCGCGGAGTTGCACCAGGAGGCGGAGGTCCGCTTCGACGGGTGGGACGCCTACGGGCAGCCGGTGGGCCGGCCGGTGCGCGACCCGTACATCCCGCTGCTGGCGTACACCGCCGAGCAGGTGGAGGAGTTGGCGTACAACGTGCTGTTCGTGGTGTGCACGGAGGGCCCGGACGCGGACCTGTTCGACTCGGGCCTGGAGCGCATCGTTCGCCTTGACGATCGGGGCCGGGCGGACGGCAAGGCGGTCCCGCTGGCGCAGTCGCCGAACGCCCGCGACGGTGCCCGGACCACGTTCCAGGGCTACGACGAGACGCACCGCCTCGACATGCCCCGGCACCTGGAGGCGTACGAGACGATGGAGGCGAACCTGCCGAAGCGTCCTCTGGATGACCCGTGGTCGATGGGGATCACGACGGCGGGGGTGCCGGGCGGCGGGTCGGTGGCGGAGCTGGACAAGGACGAGGCCGAGCTGATCGGGCGCGGCGAGGTGGAAGAGCCGGAGCTGTTCTACTTCCACCGCGAGGCGGCGCCGCATCACGACCTGAGCACCCTGGATGGCCGGGTGGAGGCGATCCGGGAGGCGTCAGGGCCGGCGGCGGCGTGGTCGGATCTGCGGGGTATCGCGAAGCAGTGGGACCGGCCGGGCGCCGACCGCTCGTATCTGGAGCGGGTGTGGTTGAACCGGTGGACGCAGGCTGACGCGCGGGCGTTCGACGCGGCCCGGTGGAAGGAGCTGCGCCGCCCGGGTCAGCAGATCGCCCGGGGCCGGGCGGTGACGGCCGGATTCGACGGGTCCCGGTGGCGCGATACGACGGCCTTGGTCGTGACGGACGTCGAGACCGGGTTTCAGCAGCGGTTCGGCCTGTGGGTGCCCGAGGAGCTCGACGACGGCGACGTGCTGCCGATCCCCGCCGGGGAGGTCGACGCCCGGGTTGAGGAGATGTTCGCCCGGTGGCGGGTGCTGCGCATGTACGGGGACCCGGCGGCGGGCTGGGACACGAAGCTGGCGGACTGGTCGGGGCGGCTGGGTCCGAAGGTGGTCGCCGAGTTCTACACCGACAGCCGGAACTTGCGGAAGACGGCGGCGATGTGCCGCACCTACGCCTCGGCGATCAAGGCCGGCGAGGTCACCAACGACGGCGATCCGAACTTCGCCCGCCACATCGGGGCGGCCCGGAAGCGCAACACGAAGATGTTCGACGACGAGGGCAAGGCGTTGTGGGTGATGGCCAAGGAACGCCACAACTCGCCCAACAAGATCGACCTCGCGATGGCGGGTGGGCTGTCGTGGCAGGCCCGGCTGGATGTTCTCGCCGCCGGTTCGTGGTCTGAGCCGGAGCGGGACACGACCGTTCTCGTCTTCCGGTGAGAGGAGAGACCGCCCATGCCGCTCTCCGATGACGAGAAGACGCTGCTCAACCGCCTCCAGATCAAGGTGTTGCGCACGCAGCGCCGCAACCGGGTGTTGGAGGCGTACTACGAGGGTGAGCAGCGCGTCGAGCAGCTGGGCTTGGCGATCCCGCCGGAGCTGCGCCGGTTTCTGACGATCGCGGCGTGGCCGGGTACGTACGCCGATGAGATCGCCGCCCGGACGACCCTGGAGGGGTTCGAGCTGCCGGACGCCACGGAGGCCGACTCCGAGTTGTGGCGGATCTGGCAGGCGAACGGCTTGGATGCCGAGTCGAAGCTGGGCCAGTTGGACGCGATCGTGCGGGGCGGCAGCTTCGTGGTCGTCGGTGCCGGTGACGCGGACACTCCGGACGCGCCGTCTCCTGAGGGTGGCGACGACGACCGGGAGCGGTCGGCGGAAATCCCGCTGATCACGGTGGAGTCGTCGGATGAGATGGCCGTCGAGTTGTCCCCGCGGACCCGGCAGCCGATCGCGGCGGCGAAGTTCTACACCGACGACTCGGTTGCGCACGCCACCCTGTACATGCCGAACGTGACGATCTGGCTGGAGCGGCGCAACGCGGCCTGGGTGGAGGTCGACCGCAACGAGCACGACCTGGGCGTCGTGCCGGTGGTGCCGCTGGTGCGTGGCGCCCGCCTGTCGAATCGCGACGGCCGGTCGATCTTTACCCGCATCATCAGTTTGACCGACGCCGCCGCTAGGGCCCTGACGAACGGGCAGGTCGCCACGGAGGCGCTCGCGGTTCCGCAGCGGCACGCGGCCGGGATGAAGCCCGAGGACTTCAGGGACAAGGACGGGAATCCTCTGCCGACGTGGGAGGCGTACTTCGGCGCCGTCTGGGCGACGCAGAACCCCGACGCGAAGTTCGGCAGCTTCTCCGCCGCTGACCTGGCGAACTTCGACACCATCGTCAGCCTGTACGCGAAGCTCGTGTCGGGGGTGTCGGGTCTGCCGATGCGGTATCTCGGGCAGGCCACGACCAACCCTCCCAGCGCGGAGGGCATCCTGGCCGACGAGTCGCGGGTCATCAAGCAGGTCGAAGACTTCCAGACGGCGCTGGAGGCGTCCTACGAGCGGGCGATGAAGATCGCGGTCCGGATCAGGGATGGCCGCTGGGATCCGCGGATGGAGCAGTTGGAGACGCAGTGGCGCTCGGCGGCGACGCCGACCCGGGCGCAGGCCGCCGACGCGGCGGTGAAGCTGGTCCAGCAGAAGATCATCCCCCGCGAGGCGGCGTGGGTGGATCTGGGCTACTCGGCGGCGCGGCGGAAGAAGTTCGCCGAGCTGTTCGCGGCCGAGGAGGCCCGGGATCCGATCCTGGAGATCGCCCGGGCGTTGCCGGCGCAGCAGGCGGCCGGCGGGCCGGTGCCGGCTGATGTCGGCGGCTGAGGTCGCCCAGGACCACGCTTCGGCGCGGCGTCGGCTGGCCCTGGTGGCGGCCGGCGAGGCGGGCCGGCTGTGGGGTCTGGTGGATCCGGGGCGGATCGCGGCGTCGTGGCTGGAGTTGCTGCCGCGGCTGATGGTGCTGCTGACGGGGGCGCAGCAGGCGGTGGCGGGCCGGGCGGACGACTACCTCGACGAGGTCCTGGCCGAGCAGCGGGTGTCGGCGCGGACCGAGGGGCGAGTGTCGGCGCAGTCGCTGGCCGGGGTGGCGTCGGACGGCCGGGACCTGGCGGATCTGCTGTATCAGCCGGCGATCAGCACCCTGGTGGGCATCAAGGGCGGCGCGTCCGTCGAGGAGGCGCTGGCGGGCGGCGGCGTCGGCCTGGACATGCTGGTGCGGACGCAGGTCGCGGACGCGGGCCGGGTCGCTGACCAGGTGGCGATGGTGGCTCGGCCGCAGGTGACCGGGTATGTGCGGATGTTGGTGGGCAAGTCCTGCTCGCGGTGCGCGATCCTCGCCGGGAGGAGGTACGGGTGGTCGGCTGGCTTTCAGCGCCACCCCCGATTACCGATGCGACTGCATCCACATCCCGGCGCGCGAGGACACGGCCGACGACCTGCGCACCGACCCGAAGAAGTACTTCGCCAGCCTGTCGGCCGCCGAGCAGGATCGGCTGTTCACGGTGGCCGGCGCGGAGGCGATCAGGGCCGGCGCGGACATCGGGCAGGTGGTGAACGCGCGCCGCGGCATGTACGAGGCGGGTGGCCGGCAGTTCACGCGGACGGGCACCCGGGGAGACAAGAGACGGCGACCTCGGTTGATGCCGGAGCAGATCCTCCGGGAAGCCGGAGGTGACCGCGCGGAGGCGCTGCGGCTGTTGAAGCTGCACGGCTACCTGCGCTGACGACTTCCCGACCGCGCAAGGCGTTCGGGTCGACCCCGCAATGGAGTCACAGTGATGATCCACCTGCCGGCCCTGGGGCCGGATCTGCCCGTTCACCCGTTCACCGGGTTGACCGCGATCGGTCTGCGCCGCAACGGCCAGCCGATCTGGCCCGTCAAGGGCGGTGCCCCGGGCGACGACGACTCCGGCGACGGAGACGAGGACAGCGGCACGGACGACAGCGACGACCAGGGCGACGCCGGCGACGACGCCGACGACCTGCGCGACGCCGGCAAGAAGGCCCTCGACGCGATGAAGGGCCAGCGAAACAAGGCCCGCGCGGACCTGCGCCCGTGGACGGCGCTGGCCCGCGACCTCGGGGTGAAGACCCCGGACGAGGTGAAGGCGCTCCTCGCCGGCAAGACCAAGGACGGCGGCGACGCCCCCGACCCGGAGCAAATCCGGCGGGAGGCCCGGGCCGAGGCGCAGCGGGAGACGCTGAACGAGCGGGTGCTCGACAAGATCGAGGCGAAGGCCCGCAAGTTCGCCGACCCGGCCGACGCGGCGGCGCTGCTGCTGCGCGAGCACGGCGTCGACGACTTCCTCGACGGCAGCCGTATCGACGCCGACGCGATCGCCGAGGCCCTCGACGACTTGCTGGAACGCAAGCCGTACCTGGCCGCCGCCGCCCCGCCGCCGCCCCGCACGGGGCCGAAGCCGGATCCGTCGCAGGGCTCCCGGGGCGGCGCGAAGCCGTCGTCGGCGGAGCGGGCCGCGAAGCGGCTGGAGCGGCTCGGCGTCCGCAAGCCCAGCAGCTGACCACACCCCGGGGCGTACCGCGTCGGGGTCACCACCCAGAGATGAGGCACCCATGTACAGCGATCTTGGGGTGACGACGACGACCCGGCGTGCCGGCGGCCCGACGTGGGCCGGCGAGTTCCCGGTCGACTGCGCACCCATCACCCTCGACGCGGACGCCGTCCTGGCCGTCTACGCCGACGGGGTCATCCCGTCCGGCGCGACGATCGCGCTGGTCACCGCGACCAACCGGTACGCGCCGTACGGGGGCAGCTCGGAGGAGGTGCAGACGGTCACCATCACGGGCACGCCGACGGGCGGCACGTACACGCTGACCTACTCGGGTCAGACGACCGCGGCGATCCCGTACAACGCGACGGCGGCGCAGGTCCGCACCGCGCTGGAGGCGCTCAGCAACATCGGGGCGGGCAACGTGACCACGGCCGGCGGCCCGCACCCGGGCACCGCGGTGACGGTCACGTTCACCGGCACGCTGGGCAACACGAACGTGGCGCAGATGACCGCGTCGAGCGCGTCCCTGACGGGCGGGTCCAGCCCGACGGTGACGGTGACGACCACCACGGCGGGCGGCGCGGACCTCGGCACCGGCGGCACGGAGACGGCGAAGGGCTTCCTGCTCAACGAGCGGCAGGTCCGGGCGGGCCGGCACGTCGACGCGGCCCTCTACTACCGGGGCCGGGTGTACGAGGACCTCCTGCCGTCCAACGGCGGGTTCGACGCCGCCGCGCGCACCGAGCTCGCCCCGAACATCTACTTCGACAAGGTGGGTGCCTGAGCATGGCGACGATGGCTCTCGAACTGACCGACCCCGAGGAGCTGACCCTCGCGGCCCGTCAGATCCCGTTCCCGGCGGGCATCCTGCAGCGGTGGCTGCCGGCGGTGACCCGCCGCGACCACCGGTACCTGTTCCGCCGGTCCGCGCGGTCGCTGCGGCGGGCGATCCCGTTCCGGCCGTGGAACACGCCGGCGGTGCCGATGGACCGCGGCGAGATGACCGAGGTCACCGGTCGGATGCTGCCGCTGTCGGGCATCCTGTGGCTGCTGGAGGAGGACTCCCAGCTGCTCGACGTGGCCCGCGCCAACGGCGACGCCGACGCGATCGCCGAGGTGTTCGACCAGGACCTGCTGACCCTGACCCGGGGTGCGTTGCAGCGCATCATGCTGGCCCAGGGCGAGGCGATCTGGTCGGGCAAGGTCACGGTCGGTACGGCGTCGGCGCCGGAGAACCGGCTCCAGCTCGGCAGCGTCGACTTCGGCATCCCTGCGCAGCACTTCTTCACCGCGTCGACCCTGTGGAACGGCGTCAGCCCGGATATCTTCGGCCAGCTGGACAGCTACAAGACGGTGTACAAGACGACCACGGGTTCCGAGGTCATGCCGGGCGTGATGCTCACCAGCACGCGGGTGCTGAACGTCATGCTGAAGGACCAGGACTTCCGCAACGTCTTCGGGTCCCTGCTCGGCGCCCCGCCGTCGATCGGCGCGGGCAGCGTGCGGCAGGCCCTGACCGACCGGGAGCTGCCCCGCCTGATCATCGACGACACGATGGTCCCGGACCACACCGGCGTGATGCGCCGGCAGATCCCCGACGACCGGATCGTGTTCCTGCCGGAGGAGCCGGGCAACGAGGGCGGCATGCCGGTCGGGCAGACGCAGTGGGGCACCACCGAGGAGGCGAAGAAGCTGGTCCGCGCGCAGGCGCTGGGCGAGGAGAACGCGCCGGGTCTGGTGGCGGTGGCGATGGAGTCGGAGAACCCGGTCCACACCGGGACGATGGTCGCCGGGATCGCGATGCCGGTGGTCACCGAACCGGACCTGATCATGTCGGTGAAGGTGCTGTGATGGCTCGCCTGACGGACAACACGATCGTCACGCACCCGGAGACGGGGCAGCCGGTGCTGCTGGCCGCCGACGGTCCGCTGCCGGACTGGGCGGCCGGGCTGGTCGGCGACCACCTGCTCGACGGCCCGGCCAGCTCGACGCAGGCCCGGGGTGAGTCCCTGGAGCAGAAGCGGGCGCGCCTGCTGGCGCAGCTCGCCGAGCTGGACGGGTCCGCGCCGGATGGCACCGGCGGCGACCCGGCCTCGGGCGGCGAGGACGGCGACGCTCCGCCGCCGAAGGGCGGCGCCGGGTCGGGTGCGCCGGCGTGGCGGGAGTACGCGGCCCGGCGCGGCGTGGAGGTGTCGGCGGACGCGTCCCGGGAGGACGTCATCGCCGCCCTCGACGAGGCGGGCGTCCGCACCGAGTGAGTCTCCGGCCGGCTCGGGATGCCACGGCTCGGGCCGGCCGGTCCAGCCGCACGACCTGGAGGTGAGCGGTGGCTGATCTGTTCGAGCTGACCCAGCTCGCCTCGTACATGCAGAGCGACTTGGATCAGGCGTCGGCGGAGCTGGCCAGGGCGTTGACGACGGCGCTGATCCGCGCCGAGGTCGGTGCTGCCCGATACGACGCGATGACGGACCTGTCGCCGTTCCTGCCGGTCGCCCTGGAGGTGGCCCGGCGGGCGCTGCTCAACCCGGGCGGCATCCGGTCGGAGCAGGTCGACGACTACTCGGTCACGTACGCCGCTGAGGTGCTCGGCGGCGCCACGTTGACGGAGGACGAGCGGGCCCGGGTGCTCGCGGCGGCGGGTATCGCCCCGTCGGGGGCGTTCACGATCCGGCCGGCGTACGTCGCGCCGGTGCGGCACTGCGGGAGGTGGTGACGGTGGCGAACGGGTACTACACCGCGCTGGCTGAGGGGCTGATGGACGGGTCGATCGACCTGGACACGGCCACCATCAAGGTCGCGCTCGTGCGCGGCTACACGTTCTCGGCGACGCACCGGACCGTAAGCGACGTGACCGGGGCGGGCGGCACGATCAACGGCACGTCGGCGGCCCTGGCCAACAAGGTCGTGGCGGGCGGGGTGTTCGACGCCGACGACACCACGATCTCGGCTACGGCCAGCGCGGTGAACCACGGTCTGCTGCTGTTCCAGTCCTCGGCGGCGGCCGGTGGCGCGGACGTGGCGGCGACCGCCCAGCGGCTGATCGCCTGGTACGACACCGGCACGGGCCTGCCGATCCAGCCGGGCACGGGCACGGTCACCGTGACGTGGCCGGCGGCGAACCCGAAGATCCTGAAGGTGGGCTGACATGGCTGTCCCGATCATCCGGTCGCTGACGGCGACCCCCGACGCGCTCCAGCCCGGCCAGGCTGCGCAGGTGGTGGTGGACGCGTTCGACCCGGACGCCCGCACGGTCACCGTGCAGGCCCGGGTCGCCGACGCGGCCGGCGGCGAGGCGACCGCGACGACGGTCCTCACGGTGGGCGACCCCCTGCGCTTCGAGCTGACCTGCGACGACCCGTCGGTGACGATCGTGCCCGACCCAACGGTGCCGGGGCGCTTCTCGGTCCGGGTCTGATGGCCGCCCGCGAGGTCGTCCTGACTGCGCGGGTCACCGACGCGGCCGGCCACACCGCGACCGCCACGGCGGTGCTCTCGGTGCGGGAGCCGGCGCCGCTGGGCTGGTCGCCGCCGAACTCGACGGCCGGGGACCTGTCGGCGATGCTGGGCAGGTTCCCGTCGCCGCCGCTGGTGCGCCTGTACTCGCCGGCCGGGGCCGGCCTGGCGTCGTGGTCGGGTCCGCTGCTCACCTGCGCTCCGAGGTCCGCGACGCTGGTCTACAGCTTCAAGGACCCGCCGGCCAGCGTGGACGTGGCCGGGTGGCTGTCGGCCCGGCCAGCGGCGTGGACGTCGCCGCTGTACCTGTGCTGGGCGCATGAGCCGGAGCAGGGCCCGTCGGCGGGTGATCCGCTGCCGGCCGAGTTCCGGGAGGGCTGGCGGGTGCTCGTCGCCCAGCTGGCCGGGCATCGCCGCCGGCGGGAGGTGCGCCTGCTGCCGGTGTTCACGGAGTACGCGGCCCGCCGGTCGAGTACGTGGTGGTCCGACTTCGGGCAGGTCACGGCGTTGCCGGGCGTGGATGCGGTGGGCTTCGACATCTACGACACTGGCTACTCCGCCTACCGCAGCCCGGTTGAGCGCAACGACTTCGCGCTTGCCATCGCCCGCCGGGTCGGCAAGCCGCTGGTGGTTGCCGAGTGGGGTATCGCCCGCAAGGCGTCTGACCCGGACGGCACGGTGTGCGCGCGGGCGATGCGGGACAACATGACTTACCTGCGCCGGCAGCCGGACGTGGATGCGGTGTCGTGGTTCTACCGGGGCGACTGCAACCTCGACGGCCGCGAGCCGGAGCGGAAGGCGTTCGTCGACCTGATGGGCTGACGGGGAGGTCGTCGTGGCGGTGTCCTACGTGGCCGCGACCTCCGGCACTAGCGGATCGGCGACAAGCACCAGCTTCGCCACTACGCTGCCGGCCGGATGGGCCGCCGGTGACGTGGCCGTGCTGGTCGCGCACCTGTCCGGCGCTGCCCTGACGATCAGCACCCCGGCCGGATGGACGCTGCTGGCGAGCATCACCTGGCCGGCGCAGGAGGGCACGGCGTCGCGGGCGTACGCGTGGTCGCGAACGCTCCAGGCGGGCGACGCCGCGCCGACGCTGTCCAACAGCGGCAGCGTGACGGGCGGCTGGTCATGCACCGCCTACCGGGGCGCGTCCGGCGTCGTCCAGGCCGCTGTGGCGACAGCGTCTGGCACCGCGGTGACGCTGCCGACGCTGCCCGGCGTGGGTGCCGGGTCGGCGCTGGTGTCGGCGGCGCAGTGCCGGGTCGCGTCGGGCACGATCCCGACCAACCTGACGCACGACGGCGCGTACCTCGAGGTGGTCGACACGGCGACGAGCCGGGCCACGTCGGCGGCGAACGTCAGGCTCGGCGCGGCGTACCGGGTGACCGCCTCGGCCGGCGGCGAGCAGGTCACGTCGGACGTAACCGGGTCGATGATCGCGGTCCTGGTGGAGCTGGGCGCCGCATCGTCGGATGCGGTGACGGCCCCGGACGGGATCTCCGTGCCGGCGACGATCGGCGACCCGGCGGCGTCCTGGTCGACGGACAGCGGCCCGGACGGCATGACCGTGCCGGCCTCGCTGGGGGCTCCAGCGGCGTCGTGGGCGGCCGACGCGGCCCCGGCGGGTGTGGCGGTGCCCGTGGCGGTCGGCGACCCGGCAGCGGCGTGGTCGGGTGCGGCGGCCCCGGATGGGCTGGCGGTCCCGGTCGCGATGGGCTCGCCGGCAGCAGCATGGTCGGTGGACGTCGCCCCGGGCGGCGTGGCCGTGCCGGTGGAGCTGGGCGAGCCGGCCGCCGGGTGGGCCGGGGAGGCGGTGCCCGACGGCGTCGAGGTGCCGGTGGCGGTGGGCGTCCCGGCTGTGTCGGTGCCGGGGCAGCGGGTGGTCCGCCCGTACAGCGGCACGGTGGCCCGGCCCGGCCCGGGTGTGGTTGCACGGCCGAGCGCTGGCGTGGTGGTCCGACCGTAGAGGGGGTGGCGGGTGCTGGAGGCGGTGCTGGCTCGGGGGCGGGCGGCGGCGGAGGCCCGGATGCGGGATGCGTGCCGGATCCGGCGGGCGACGGGTGAGACAACCGACGACGACGGCAACGTGATCAGGACGTACGGCCCTGACCTGTACGTCGGGAAGTGCCGGGTGCAGCAGACCAGCGCGCAGGCGGCGCAGGAGGACGTCGGCGAGGACTTCCAGCTGATGCTGCGCCTGGAGGTGCACCTGCCCATGAGCGTGACGGGCCTGGAGGTGGGCGACGAGGTGACGGTCACCGCGTCGCAGCATGACCCGGACCTGCCCGGCCGGGTGTTCCTGGTGCGGGACCTGGCCCACAAGACCCACGCGACCGCGCGCCGGGTCGGGGTGACGGAGCGGACGGGCTGATGGGCGAGAAGATCGAGACGGGCGAGCTGAAGAAGTGGCAGCACGACCTCGACGAGGTGCTGCTGCGGGCCCCGGATCAGGTGCGCGGGGTGGTGCAGCGGGCCGCGTTCCAGATCAAGAAGGACGCCCAGTCGCGGGTGCGGGGGTTGAAGCACGCCCCGGTGTATCCGTACGCGATCTCGTACGACACCCGTGAGCTGGCAGGCCCGACGTTCGTGGCGGAGATCGGCCCGGACAAGCAGAAGCGGCAGGGCGCGCTGGGCAACATCCTGGAGTACGGCACGGTGAAGAACCCGCCGCGCCCGCACATGGCGCCGGCCGCCGACGCGGAGAAGCCGAAGTTTGAGCGGGCGCTGGGGGACCTGGCGGCGCGTCTGCTGGAGGAGCCGTGATCCGGGCGCACTGCGACGCCGTCCTCGCCATGCTCCAGGCGGCTCCCGGGTCGCTGCGGGTGCTCGACGGGGCGGTGCCGACCGGCGCGGTGCCGCCGTACGTGCTGCTCTACTTCGCCGACACCGACCCCGAGCTGGTCGACAGCTCCCCGATGGACGGCACCTCGGAGCGGTTCGTGCTCCGCGCCTACGTGCACAGCGTGGGCAGCAACGCGTCGGCGGCGCGGGCGCTCGGCGAGCGGGTCCGTACGGCGCTGCTGGACCAGGTGCCGACCGTGCCGGGCCGGGTGTGCTGGCCGATTCGGCGTGAGGATGGCCAGCCGCCGCAGCGGGACGAATCCACGGGCGTGCTGGTGATGGACCGTGTGGACGTGTACCGGCTGGAGTCGGTGCCGGCCTAGCGCTGGGCGCGCTTCTTCACCGCGTACCAGATGGCGCCGGCGGCGATGACGGCCGGAGTGATGAGACAGCACAGCGCGGCGATGTGCCACGGCTTCAGAGCACCCATGCCGCGCACCGTACCGGGCGCCGGCCATTCACTGCCGCCCCGATGGGCGGACCGTATCGAACCACAACGAAGGGGGTGCGCCGGATGGCGCTGCTCACCGCAACCTCGGTCACCAGCGCGGCGACCACCGTCACCGCGGTGGCGGTGAACTCGTCCGACACCATCTCCGCGTCCGACATCGGCACGAACGGTGCCCTGCTGAACGTCATCAACGGCGGCGGCGGGTCGATCAACGTGACGATCTCCGACCCCGGCACCACTGCGGTGGGCAATGCCGGAACGGCGGTCGCTCAGGCGGTTCCGGCCGGCGCGGACCGCTGGTTCCGGCTGTCGCCGGGCCACGTCAACCAATCCACCGGCGTGGCCACGGTGTCGTACTCGGGCACCTCGTCGGTCACCGCGAAGCTCATCCGCTGCTGAGGGAGTGCCTGATGGCGACCAAGAACACGTACTGGCTGGCCGACGGATACGGCAGCAAGGCCCTCGTCGAGGGCGCGGACCAACGGGACCGCTGGTTGCCGCTGGGCTGGACGGTGTCCGGCGAGCCGGCCGACGGCGACATGGTGTGGATGCGCCACGCTGTGCACAGCGGGCACGCCCAGTTCTCGGCTGGCGTGGTCGACACGTGGAAGGCGCTGGGCTGGGAGCCTTCGCCCCCGCCCGAGCCGGTCGACCTGCTGCACGACGAGCACCTCGTCGACGTCACCCCCTCGGCGGCCGAGGTCGACAAGCCGGTCGCCGATTCGCAGAACACGAGCACCCGGACCGCCGACAGCGGCGCCAAGAAGGGGAACTAACCGATGGCCGACATCACCGCTGACGGCAAGACCCGGGTCGCCTGGGTGCCGTCGATCGCGAACATCAACGCGCCGACGACGACCGAGCTGAACGCTGGCATGCTGCTCCAGAACACCATGACCGCCGACGGGCTCGCCGGCTTCCGGCCGGAGACGGCCGACGTGGACACCTCCTCGCTGGGCTCCACGTTCTCCACCTCCGTGAACGGCCGGACCAGCTTCTCCGGCACCATGCTGCGGCTGAAGAAGCAGTCCGGCACGGACACCATCTTCGACACCCTGGTCCGCGACGCGGCCGGCTACGTGGTGATCCGCCGTTCGGTGGCCGAGTCGACCGCGTGGGCCAGCGCGCAGAAGGTCGAGGTGTATCCGGCGCTGTGCGGCGAGGTGGCCCGCGTCGACCCCGAGCCGAACACCGTGGAGCGGTACGAGATCCCGCTGAAGATCACCAGCTCGCCCGCCCTGCGCGCGGCCGTCGCCTGATCTACCCCCTGATCGCAGGGGCGGACCACCTGGCCCGGTCCGCCCCTGCTCCACGTCCAGGGCCAGGAAGAAGGGCCAGGACATGACCGATTTCAAGAGCCTGCTCGCTGCCGCCCGGCTGCCTGAGCGGACCGTGCCGATCTGCCTGCGCGGCGATCTGACCGCCGAGTTCGAGGACCTGGAGCGGCAGCTCGACGACGCGCTGCGCACGCCCGCGACGTCGCTGAAGGGTGACGGGTCGGGTGCCATTGCCGACCGGATGGAGGCGCTGCGCAGCGAGATGCTGGCGCACACCTACCGGTTCCGGCTGCGGGCGATGACCCGCCCTCGCTGGCACGCGTTCGTCGCCGAGCATCCGCCCCGCCCGGACGGCGACCAGGTCGACGCCCGGGACCGGGTCCGGGGCGTCAACGTGGAGACGTTCTTCCCGGCTCTGGTGCGGGAGTCGGTCGTCGATCCGCAGCTCGACGCGGGCGAGTGGGACCGGCTCATCGGTGAGGTGCTGACGGACCGGCAGTTCGACGAGCTGTCGACGGCCGCGTGGTCGCTGAACCGGGGCGAGGTGGACATCCCTTTCTCGCCCGCCGCCTCGCGGATGACCCGGAGTTCCGGGACCGAGTAGAGGCAGCGGACCGGCTCGGTATCCCCCCGTCGCAGCTGGACGGCCGGGAGCCGGCGCAGGTGACCCGGCACTACCACGACCGGCGGGGCCGGCTGGTCCGGTCGGTGACGACGCGGGAGCCGGCGTGGACGGAGCAGGACCGGGCCGAGGTGATCGCGTTGGCGTACTACCGCCGCACGGAGCTGTGCCCCTGCGGGTGCGGCCACCGGTATGCGGACACGACCAGCCCGGAGGAGACCGGCCCGCAGTTTGTGGCGTCCCGGGTGGTGTGCAGGGCTCGCCTGGCGCTGCTGGAGGCGCAGCGGGCGGCGGAGACGCAGGACATCGTCGGCGGCGCCCGTCTGTGGCACGTCCGCAAGGTGGGGAGGTGACCGGGTGGCGCTTCGTACCGTCGGAGTGAAGCTCCAGGCCGAGGTGTCTGGCTACATGGCCGGCCTGCGGCAGGCCGGCGCGGCCACCCGTGGCCTGGTTGGCGAGATGGACAAGGCGGCGAAGGCGGGCCGGCTCGACGAGGTCGCCAACCAGGCGGCGGGCCTCGGCCTCGGCCTGGTGGCGACCGCCGGGCTGGCAACGAAGTTCGCCATGGACTTCGAGAAGCAGATGAGCGCGGTCGGCGCGGCTACGGGGGCGACCGCCGCCGACATGGAACGCCTGCGGCAGGCCGCCCTCCAGGCCGGCGCGGACACGAAGTACTCGGCGACGGAGGCGGCCCAGGGCATCGAGGAGCTGTCGAAGGCCGGCGTTTCGACCTCGGCGATCCTGTCGGGTGGCCTGGCTGGCGCGCTGGACCTGGCGGCGGCCGGCAACCTGGACGTCGCGGAGGCCGCCGAAACTGCGGCGAGCGCCATGACGCAGTTCAAGCTGGCCGGCTCCGACGTGCCGCACATCGCGGACCTGCTCGCCGCCGCCGCCGGCAAGGCTCAGGGGTCTGTGCATGACATGGGTTTCGCCCTGTCGCAGGCCGGCTTGGTGTCGGCGCAGATGGGCATGAGCATCGAGGACACCACGGGCACGCTGGCGGCGTTCGCGTCGGCGGGATTGCTCGGTTCGGACTCCGGTACCAGCCTCAAGACTGCCTTGTTGATGTTGGCGAATCCGACGGAGAAGTCCGCCGATCTGATGGCCGAGCTGGGCATCAACGTCTACGACGCCCAGGGCAAGTTCGTCGGCATCACCAGCCTGGCCGGGCAGTTGCAGACGCAGCTCGGCGGGCTCACCCAGCAGCAGCGAAACGCCGCCCTCGCCACGATCTTCGGGTCGGACGCGATCCGGGCGGCGAGCGTGCTGTACGAGCAGGGGTCGAAGGGCATCCAAGGGTGGATTACCAAGGTCAACGACCAGGGGTATGCGGCGGAGACCGCCGCGAAGAAGACCGACAACCTGGCCGGTGACATCGAGCGGCTGACCGGGTCGCTGGAGACCCTGGCGATCGAGTCGGCGCAGGGCTCCACCTCGGGCATGCGGACCCTGGTGCAGGCCGCCGACCGGCTCGTGAACAGCTTGGGCGCGATCCCGGCGCCCGTGCAGAACGCCGGGGTCGTCATCGCTGCGGTCGGTGGTGCGGCGCTGCTCGCTGCGGCCGGCGCGGCGAAGCTGCGGACGTCATCGGCGGCGGCGTTGACGTCCCTGGCGGAGATGGGGCCGACCGGCACCCGGGCGGCCAAGGGTCTGGAGCGGGCCGCGCAGTGGGCCGGGCGGGCGGCGATCGCTCTGGCTGCGGTCCAGACGGCGTCCGCGCTGCTCGGGGAGTCGACGAACGCGCAGATCGCCCCGCTGGCCAAGGGGCTCGCCGAGTTTGGTGCGGGCGCGGATGCCGCCGGTGAGGCGAGCCGGCTCTTCGGCGACGACCTGGGGACGCTGCGGTACGACCTGGGCACCCTCGACGACGGTTTCTGGGCGGGGCTCGGCAACGGGGTGGCCGGCTTCGTCGAAGGCATGACTGGGCTCGGCAACGTCATGGACGAGTCCATGACCCACGCCAAGGAGCGGATCTCGGCAGTCGACGCCGCGCTGGCTCAGCTGGTGCAGTCGGGGAAGTCCGCGCAGGCGGGCGACGCGTTCAACCGGCTCGCCGTCGAGGCAGGGAAGTCCGGCGTGTCGGTGGAGAGGCTGAAGGGGGCGCTGCCGCAGTACGCGGCAGCCCTGGATTCGGCGGCGTCGTCGGCGACGAGCGCGGCCGGCGCGACCGGCGAGGGGGCGTCGGCGCTCAGCGGCATGTCGCAGAAGGCGGAGGAGGCGGAGAAGCAGCTCCAGGAGCTGAACGATGCCTTCGACGAGCTGTTCGACACGCAGATGTCCATCGACGAGGCGCTGCTGAAGTCGGCGCAGTCGGTCGACGACCTGACGGATTCGTTCGCGAAGAACGGCAGCGAGATCGACCGGGACACGGAGAAGGGGCGGGCGAACCGGCAGGCGATCCTGGACCGGATCGACTCGATCAAGGACGAGCGGGACGCCCGGATCGCCCACGGCGAAACCCTCGACGAAGCGAACGCGAAGTACGTCAAGGACATCGACGGGCTGCGCAGATCCATGAAGGCGGCCGGCTTCACGAAGAAGGAGATCGAGGCGCTGACCGGCGCGTACCGAAAGATCCCGGACGACGTGGAGACGAAGGTCAAGACCACCGGCACCGGCCCGGCGATGACGAAGCTCCAGGAGCTGTACCTGCTCCAGCGCACGCTGGCGGCGGGGAAGCCGATGGCGCAGATCCGCAAGGACCTGTCGAAGGACAATGCCGACTTCCTTAAGTACGCCGACGGCGGGTCGGTGCGGGGCTACTCGCCGCACGCGCGGGCGGACAACATCCCGGCGCTGCTCACCGCGCGGGAGTTCGTGCAGCCGGTCGGCGCGGTGGACTACTACGGCGTGGCGGCAATGGAGGCGATCCGCACCCGCCGGATCCCCGCCGAGGAGTTGCGGGCGCTCGCCCAGTTCGCTGACGGCGGGCTGGTGGGGATGCCGAAGGTGGGCCGGCAGTGGCCGTTCACGACAACGGCGGCGATGACGCGGATCCCGTCGCGGGAGCAGGTCCTGTCGGTGGTCGCACCGGGCATCCCGACGTCGGGGGCGACGGGCCCGGCGATCGTGGCGGCGGTCCGGGCGGCGTTCCCTGAGCTGCGGGCGATCTCCACGTACCGGCCGGGCGCGACGACGCTGACCGGCAACCGGTCGTACCACGCGCTGAACCGGGCGGTGGACTACCCGCCGTCGCGGGCGCTCGCGGAGTGGTGGAACCGGAACTACATGTCCCGGACCAAGGAGCTGATCACCCCGTGGAATGAGCTGAACATCCACAACGGCCGCCGGCACACGTACACCGGCGCGGTGTGGAATCAGCACAACTTCGCTGGTGGGAACGCCCACGACCACATCGCCATGTCCGACGGCGGGGTGATCAACGAGCCGGTGTGGGGTGTCGGCATGGCCTCCGGCCGGACGTACTCGCTTGGCGAGCGTGGCCCGGAAACGGTCGTGCCCGGTGTGGGCGCGATGGCCGGCGGCACGGTCGTGCAGGTCATCGAGCACCGGCACACCATCGTGCTGGAGGGCACCGGGGTGCTGCGCGGCTTCCAGAAGGAAATCCGCAACGGCGGCGGGGACGTGCAGTCCCGTCTCGGCCCGAGGAAGAGGTGACCGTGGCCGTCTTCCCCCTGCTGTTCCGGGTGCAGATCGCGCCCGGCGCGGACGTGACGGCCGACCCGGACGAGTGGGTGTGGCAGGACATCACCCAGTGGGTGCGGGCCGGCGGCATCCGCATCACCCGGGGCCGCACCGACGAGGGTGCCACCACCGGCCCGTCGTCGTGCGCCCTCACCCTGAAGAGCCCGGATGGCCGGTGGCTGCCGCTGAATCCGCTCGCCCCGGAGTACCCGGGGTGGCGGCGCAGCTGCCCGCTGCGGGTGCAGGTCAGCCGTGCCGGCACCTGGTGGACCCGGTTCACCGGCGTGGTCGGGGAGCTCGAACCGGGGTTGGCCTCGGACCGGGCGCACGACACCTACGAGGTCGACGTGATCGCCTTCGGGGCGCTGCAGCGCCTGGGCCGGGGCTCGACGGTGCGGTCGCCGCTGCTGCGGCTGATGACCGGCACGCGGTGGGAGACGTACGCGCCGCTGGAGGACGGTCCGGGCACCACCAGCCCCACCGTCTACGCGACCAAGCAGGCGGCTGGCCGGGCGACCGGCGGCGTGACGTTCGGTACCCACGACGAGGGGCTACCCGGGTCGTCGTCGGTGGCGCGGCTGGAGTCGACGTCGGCGCGGATCACGGTGCCCGCGACCGGCGCGGTGATCGTCGTCAGCGACACGGTCGTAGCGACCGCGCAGGTGTACATGACCTCGCCGGCGCTGGACGTCGAGGCGGACCTGGCGACCCTGACGCTGTCGGGGCCGGTGGTGGACCGGATCGTGGTGCGGGCCAGCAAGACCCTGGTCCGCGCCACCGCGTACCTGGAGGAGACGCAGGTCGGCACGACGAGCATGTCGTGGCCGCCCGGCGTGGACCCGACCGCCGGGTGGGTGTGCGTGCAGGTGTCCCTGACCCGGCCCGGCCTCGTGCCGAACACTCAGGTGTCGGTGCGCGTGCACGCGGTGGGGTCGCTGGTGTGGACGGCGTCTGCGGCCGGCGGCATCACCGGCAGCAGCGTCGGCTACATCACCGGTGTGACGCTGCTGGCCGCCGGAGTGCAGGGCACCAGCTACGCCCACCTCGGCACGAGACTGGGCGGGGATCTGCCGGCGGACACGGCGTGGGCGGCGGCGGCGTACGCCGGTGAGGACGCGGGTGCCCGGCTGGAGCGGGTCGCCGCCGACGAGTCGGTGCCGCTGGTGCCGGTGGGGGTGGCGGGCACGGCCATGGGTCCGCAGCCGCTGGCGAGCCTGCTGGACATCGCCCGGGATGTGGAGGCGACCGACGACGGGATCCTCTACGAGTCCCTGGACGGGCGGCTGGCCTACCTGACTCGGGCGTCCCGCTACAACCGGGCCGCTGATCTGCCGCTGACGTACGGGCAGCTCGCGCCGGGCCTGGCCCCGACGGATGACGACCTGGACACCAGCAACGACTGGACCGTGTCGCGGCCGGGCGGCGGGTCGGATCGGGTGGTCGACGAGGAGCACGTAGCCGAGTACGGCCGCTACGAGCAGTCCGCCACGGTCAACGTCGCCTCCGACGACGACACGCGGAATCAGGCCGGGTGGCGGGTCCATCTGGGCACCGTCACGGACCTGCGCTACCCGCAGATCAGCCTGAACTTCGGCCGGGAAGCGGCAGCGGCAGCGCTGCCGGCGTGGCTGGCCGCCGACCGGATCGGTGCCCGGACGACGGTGTCCCGGGTGGCGGCGGGCCTGGCGGTGGGTGGCATCGACCAACACATTGAGGGCTACACGGAGGTCCTCGATCGATACACGTGGGACGTGAGGCTGGTGTGCGCGCCGGCCGGACCTTGGAGGGTGTGGGTGATCGGAGACCAGGTGCTGGGCCGGCTGGACACGGCTGGCTCGGGGCTGGCGGTGGAGGCCGGCGAGGCGGATCCGTCGCTGGTGGTGGTGACAGATCCGGGCCTGCGGAGGTGGATCACCAGCGCCGAGCGGCCGGGCGACTTTCCGTTCTACGCGGGCCTCGGCGGGGAGGTGGTGCAGGTGACGGCCATCTCGGGGACGTCGGGCACGCAGACGTGGTCGGTCGTCCGGGCCGTCAACGGGATCAGCAAGCCGCACCCGGCGGGGACGCGGGTGGCCCTGGCGTACGTGGAGGCGCAGCCGTGACCGTGGTGTGGATGATGGTCGGCGCGGTGACGTCGTCCAGCGCCGTGTTCTCGGCGCGGGTGACGGGCGGCCCGGTCAGGGTGGGCGTGTCGACGTCGCCCAGCTTCACGTCGCCGGCGTGGTCGGCGAGCACCACGGTCGACAGCACCGGCGTCGCCAAGGTGTCGTTCACGGGCCTGGCGGCGGGGACCCGGTACTGGTGGCGGGTCGAGGACAACGGCACGGTCGACGCCATGTACACGGGGCAGGTGCGGACGGACCCGGTGGCGGCCGGCCAGCCGGCGAGCTACGTGATCGGCTGCATCGGGGACGCCGGGCTGACGCCGACGGTGCCCGGGGTGACCGGAGCGGCGACGAACCGGCTCAGCAACCACCCGATCTTCGACACCGTGCGGACCAAGGCGCTCGCGGAGAACTGGGCGCGCGTCGCGCACCTGGGCGACGTCTGCTACTACGACCTGGGTAGCGGCAACCACGGCCTGTCCGCCACGGCCAGCGCCGCGCAGTACCGGAGCATGTGGGACGACGTCCTCGCCCAGCCGCGCCAGCACCAGCTGTACCGCGAGGTCCCCTGGGTGTACGTCTGGGACGACCACGACTTCGGCCCGGACAACAGCAACGCGGCCAGCCCGGGAGCAGCCAACGCCCTGAGCGTGTACCGGGAGCGGATCCCGTCGTACCCGCTGCCCGGCGGCGCCGGCCAGCCGGTCTACCACAGCTTCCAGATCGGGCGCGTGCTGCACATCGTGTCCGACACCCGGTCGGCCCGGGTGCCCGGCTCGACGATGCTCGGCGCAGCGCAGCTCGCCTGGCTGTCCAACCTGCTCGCCACCAGCACGGCCGAGGCGCTGGTGTGGCTGATGCCCACCCCGTGGCTCGGCATCTCCAGCGACACCTGGGCCGGGTTCCCCACCGAGCGGAACAGCATCGTGTCGATGCTGACGGCTGGCGGCTGGACGGACCGCATGGTGATGATCAACGCCGACGCGCACACGCTGGCCATCGACAGCGGCAAGGGCGGCAACGCCGGCAGCGGCGGGTTCCCGGTCGTGCTCTGCGCCGGCCTCGACGCCACCCCGCACTCCTACTCGACGCAGTACGACTCGGGCGCGTGGCCGGGCCGGGAGCAGTACGCGACCGTGCAGGTCGACGACACGGGCTCCGACATCTGCCTCACCACGACCGTCTACCGGCGCGAGCGGGCCATCTCGTGGGTGTCCGTCACCACCGGCGGCACGACCCGGGTCCCGGCCGGCAGCCCCTGCCACGTCCTCGCGCTCTGAAAGGGAGCCATGACCATCGACTTCTACGCCGGCATGGTGCCGACGGCCGACGAGCTGCTGGCCTTGGCCCCCGGCTACGTCGCGCAGAGCATCTCCCAGGCCGTCAGCTCGGCGACGACCGGCGCGACCCTCGTCGACTCCGCGATCGTCGTCCCCGTCGCCGGCCTGTCCGTGGTGGACCTGTCCGCCAGGTACACGTCCCTCGCCGGCGGCATCCAGTGGGCGTGGCGGGTCACCGGCACGGTGACGCTCGCCGCGCGGGACATCATGTCCGCAGGTCAGGCGGCCACGACCACGGCGGGCACCGCCAACATCGACTACCTGCGATGGAGGCAAATCGCCACGGTCGGCGAGGCCCAGGTGTCCGCGCACTTCGACACCGCGTCGACCCAGCTCATCCGGGAGCGGCTCCTCTGCGACGGCGTCGGGACGATCATCTTCCAGTTCGCGCAGGCGACGAGCAACGCGTCCGCGACCACCCTCAACGCGGCGTCGTACGCAACCGTCGCCCAAGTGCGACAGCTGTAGAGGAGCGACGATGCGGGTATCCGGCGTGCCCTACGTGCAGGGCCGCAACAGCTACAGCGACGGCGACAGCCGCAAGTACGGCGTCGCGATCCACAACACCAGCAACGACGCCCCGGCGCGCGGTGAGGCGTCGTACGCCACCCGGCGCACCGACGGCATCAGCTCGCACTTCTACGTCGACAACGCCGAGGTCATCCAGTCGCTGGACACCGACGCCCGCGCCGGCCACGCCGGGTCTCGCAACGGCAACGAGAACGCGGTCGCCGTCGAGATCACCGGCGTCAACGGCTGGACCCGGCAGCAGTGGCTGGACCGGGTGGCCTGGGACAAGCTCGCCACCGCCCTGGCGCAGGTGTGCCGGCACTACGGCATCGAGCCGCGCCGCGCGTCGGTAGCGGAGATGCAGGCGAACCCCAAGATCCGGGCGTTCTACGGCCACGACGACATGAGGCGGGCGTGGGGCGGCACCACGCACACCGACCCAGGGCCGAGCTTCCCCTGGGACCACCTGCTGGCCCTCGTCAAGCAGGCACTGAACGGAGAGGACGACGACGTGAAGACCACCGACCAGCTCACCATCGCGGGATGGGGCCCGAAGACGTGGCCCGACGACAAGGGCCTGGCCGACGGCAAGATCTCGGCGGAAACGGCGTGGGGCGGCGCGTACCTGCACGCCCGCCTCGGTCAGGAGCGCACCGGGCAGCTCGTGACGATGGTGGAGGCCCTGACCAAGCTCGTCGGAGGCCAGGACGCATCGCAGATCCTGACCGAGATCCGTGCCCAGCACGAGCAGACCCGGGCCGCGGTCGCCGGGATCGTCCCGGCGGTGCTCGCGGAGCTGCCCGACGAGGGCCCGGTGTCCCGCGAGGACCTGGTCGCCGCGCTCACCGCCGTGCTCGGGTCGGTCGACGGCGCGACCCCGCAGGGCTGATGCGGAAGGCGGCCTCCAGCCTGCGCCGCCGGGTCGGGCATCGCGGCAGCGCACTGCTGTTCTTCGCGGTGCTGGACCTCGTGTACTGCCATTCGCTACTGCTGCCGTCCCCGCAGGCACGCAGAGGGGAGCTGCTGACGTTCCTGGCCAGCATGCTGCCGCTGTGGACGTGGGCTGCCGCCTGGGGCGCCGTCGGCGCGCTCTGCCTCGTGCAGGCATTCCGCAGCCGGGACCAGGCCGCGTTCGCCGCGGCGATCGGGCTGAAGGTGCTCTGGGGTGTCGTGACCCTCGGCGGGTGGGTGATCGCTGGACTCGACCGCGGCTACGTCACAGCGTCCGTGTGGCTGGTCTTCGCCGCATTCGTGGGAATCGTGGCGAGCTGGCCGGAGCCGCCACACGGCTGGAAGGAACGAACTTGGACCCCACCCTCGGCGTAGCACTGCTCGCCCTCGCCAGCTCGACGGTGACAGGTGCCTTGACCTACCGGTCGTCGGTGCGCGCCACGAGGGCGGCGGAGCGACGCGACGAGGCGACGGCGGAACGCGACGACTCGATTGAGCAGCGGCAGTGGCTGGCGGAGGCCCGCAACGAGGCCGTGGAGGCTCGCCGGGAGATGCGGGCGGTGCGCCGCGAGGCGGAGGCGTTGGCGGCCCGCCTGCACACGCTGGTCATGGCGATCCACGAGCCGTCAATGACGATGCCCCGACTGCGGGCGATGGTGCCGATCGGCGACGGCCTGAACGGAACGTATCCCTCCGACGGCCGGTAGCTACGGGCGCCGGTGCGCGTGCTGGTGCTGTGTCACCTGCCCGCAGTCGGGCCGCCGGCACCGCCACTGCCGGCCCATCTCCCAACAGCCCTCCACGGGGCAGGCACCCCACGCGGGGACTGTTTCGGCGTGCCCGGCCGGGCACGGCTCGGGCACCTCGGCCCAGCCACCAGGGACTTTCTTGTACCTCACACACTCACCGTAGGAGATCGACATGAAGCTGTTCGGCAGGGAGCCGGCGCTGGTCATCGGTGCGATCGGCGCCGTCCTGACCGTCCTGGCCTCGCTCAACGTGCCCGGCATCGACGCCGGGGCCGCCGCCGCGATCACGGCGTTCGCCGCGGCGGTCATCATCGCGCTCACGACCCGCCCGGTCGCGCCGGCCCTGTTCACCGGCGTGGTGGCGGCGGGGGCCGCCCTGGTCGCCGAGTACGGGATGAACGTGCCGGACGGGGTGACGGGGGCGATCAGCGCGGCGGTGCTGGCGTTCTTCGCCCTGGCGGGCGTCCGGCCGCAGGTGGAGCCGACGGCGGGCGGGCCGCCGCAGGGGCCGGTGCCGCTGGCCAGCCGCCGGTAGGCTCACCAGCGCGGTGCCGGCTCCCCCATGCCGGCATCGTCCAGCTACGGCAGCGCCCCCGCTCTGGCCACACGGCCGAGCGGGGGCGCTTCGCGCTGTCAGGGGCTACCAGGGGCCGTCGCCGTACTTGTCCGCGCAGGCGTCGGCGAGGGCGAGCCGCGCCCGGTCGAGCGCGAGCATCGTCTCAGTGGTCTGGTCGCCGAGCACGTCGTTGGCGGCGTTGATGAGTCCGATGCCGGCCTGCCGGATGGCCGGGTCGCTGGCCTCGCCGGCGAGGGCTCCGGCGTCGCGGGCTGCGGTGGCGTCACGCTTGGCGGTGGAGAGGGCGTGGCAGCCGCGCTTGTCGTCGGTCGTGGGCGATGGGGCGGCGCTGGCGGGGGTGGCCGTGGTGGCGCTGCTGCCCGGCGCGGCGGCGGGTTCGCTGCCGGACGAGCAGCCGGCCAGCGCGGCGGCCAGCGCGAGGGTGGCGGCGGGGAGGAGTCGGCGGATCATCCGCGCCACGGTAGCGGCCGGGCCCGCCGGGGTGCTGCGGTCGGTCGGCTACCCGACGCCCGGAAAGCGTGTTCCCGGCGAGCCCTGCAACGACGACGGCCCCGCTCCCCTCGTGGGGGCGGGGCCGTTCTGCGTCCGGTCAGGCGGGCAGAGCCACCTGCTCGGCGGCGGGGATCCAGTGCGCGATGTGCCGCGCGGCCTGCTCCCGGGAGTCCTGCTCGCTGCCGCCCCAGTCGGCGCGTCCGCACGTGCACGACCAGTGCGCGCCCCGGATGGTGATCTCGTGCCCGGACATGCCCGGGTCGCCGGCCGGGTACGCCGGCAGGTGCTCCACGCGGGCCCGGTCGCCGTCCTCCAGGCCGTAGCCGCGCTCCAGGTTGTAGAGGGTGGCGTACCGCTCGGCGTCGGCGACGACGGCGAACACGGCGAGGGGCTTGTCGTCGTCGTACTCGCCGGCGCAGACGATCGGCAGGTGCTGCATGGTGCTCTCCTTCGGTCGGTGGGTGGGGGTGGGGCCGGCCGGGTGGCCGGCCCCGGGGCGGTCAGCTGATGGGGTCGTAGCCGAGGGCGTCGACAACGAGCTGGTACTGGCGGGTCAGGCCGGGGAGGGTGGGGCTGCCGGCGGGGAGCGACTTGAAGCGCTTGGCGATGCGCTTGGCCTTGGCGACGAGGGCCCGCTCGGTGGTGGTGGCGTTGGCCCGGATGGTGACCTTCATGGCTGGCTCCCTCGCTCGCTTGCCTGTGCCCATAGCCTAACCCACGTAGTTGACGTTCGTCAACCAAAAAGGGCAGCTCAGTACGTGGAAGCGTGTCATGCAGCGGTTGACGTGCGTAAACCTGGACACGTAGCGTGGGCCCATGACCAGCACGCCGCCGCGCGACCCGCGCATCCCCGACCTCGTCTCCCTCCAGGAGGCCGCCGACATCCTGGGCATCAGCAAGCAGGCCGTGCACAAGCGCGTCGAGGCTGCCCAGCTCGTCGGTGCTCGGGTGGGCAACGCCTGGGTGTTCCGCCGCTCTGTGATCGAGGCCGCGCGGCCCGCGCAGAGCGGCGGGACTGACGAGAACAGCGAGGGTGTGCGACAGTGAGATCGTGATGACGCTGACGACACCGCCCGCCAAGCAGCGCGACGTCGACGAGGCGCTCGCCGACCCGACCCGGGCCGCCCGCGCGAAGGCGGACCACACCGAGGGCCTGCGCAAGCTCGCCACCTCCGTCGAGGTCGCCGTCGGCCGGGGTGCCACCCGCGAAGAGATCCTCGCCGTGGTCACCAGGGCCGCCGACGAGCTGGCCCAGGGTTCCACGATGGCGGCCACCGCGCGGGCGCGAGTGCACGGCGGCGACGACACCTACTGACCGCAGACGCGAAGCGGCCCCCACCGTTCTGGTGGGGGCCGCTTTCTGCTGTTCAGGCCACGTACCGGCCGCCGTCGAGCTTGCGGAGCTTGCCCTCGACGACGTACTTCACGACCCACTTGTTGATCGTCTTCATGCTGACGGTGATGCCCCGCCCGGCCAGCGTGCGCTGCATGTCGGTCGGGCCGATACCCTCCGGGCCAGCCTCGCGCGCCAAGTCGACGAGCAACTCAGGACGCCACCCTGCGCCGTCCTGCTCGGCCGCCTGCCCCGTCGGGCGCAGGTCGGCCACCAGCGCGCCGAACGCGTCGTCGAGCCGCTCCTTCGGCATCTCGGCGACCTCCATGCGGGCGGTGAACCGGCGAAGCGCGTCCCGGGCCGCCGCCCGGGCCGCGTCCCGCTCGGCCGCGCTGGGCTGAGTCTCCACCGCGACCGGCGCCGCGCCACGCGCCGGATGAACGCGCGGGGCCGGGACCACGGTCCCGCTGGCCGGCGCTGCGGCAGCACCGGTCGTACCCGCCAGGGCCGCGAGCCACGGGCCGAGCCGGGTCATCCGCTCGGCGTACACCGTCCCGCCCACCTGCTGACCCGCCGGGTCGGCCACCGGATGCCGCCCGTCGGTGGCCACCACGACGCGACGGATCTTGTCCGGCAGGGTCCGCCACACCTTGATCTGCCGGACCGCCGCGCCCTGGTCGCCGCGGCGCAGGAAGAACGTGCCGGGATGCACCAGGTCGGCCGAGCGGACCCGGGCCCCGGGCAGGACGTACTCCAGCTCGGTGTCGTCCTCCACCGGCCCGCACAGCTTCAGCGAGGACTGCTTGCGCACCGACACGGGGATCGTGTCCATCGTGGCCCGCAGCGCGGAGAACAGGACGTTGACGCCCTCGGCCCGGCCGATGCGCTGCACCTTGAGCAGCGCGTCCATCGCCTCGCGGGCCTCCCGGTCATCATCGACCTCGGCGGACTCGTCGACCACGATGGTGATCTGCGGCAGGTCCCGGGTCACCGGCAGCAGGTCCCCGCCGGACTGGGCGGTCAGGCCCGCGTACCGGCTCTTGCGGTCCTTGGCGATGGCGGCGGCGACCTGCGCCATCGCCACCACCTCCTGCGGGGTGGACGCGACCCAGTCGATCGGCGGCTGCTGCACCTCACCCTGCGCGTACGGCAGCATGAACGGCACCGCCAGGCCGCCGCCGTTGAGGTCGGCGACCCACACCACCGAGTCCCGGCAGCGCAGGAGCTGACCGATCAGCACCTTCAGCAGATTCGTCTTGCCGCCGCCGCGCCGGCCCACGAACAGGCCGCTGGCCTGCCGCAGGTTGACCAGCGCCGGGGTGGTGTCCTCGTTGACGCCGATCGGCAGGTCGTCCCAGATCGACAGCTCCGACGAGTCGGCCGGCAGGGGCAGTTCGCCGGCGAGGGCGTACACGGTGGGAACCCGCACGGTGGCGGTGCCCTGAAGGTCGCCTTCCTCGACGCTGATCGCGCAGCCCTTCGGCAGCCGGGCGGCGGCTGCGAGCCGGGCGGCCCCGTCGCGGATCGCCGTCCACGAGTCGCCGGAGCCGGGCGCGAAGGTGACCTCCAGGGTGAAGCCGGCGCTGTTCGGCCAGTCCGCGTCGTCGGTGACCTGCACGGGCTGGACCCGGCAGATCCGCTCGATCAGCGCCTTCCAGGTGGCCCGCCGGCCGGACAGGGTGGCCGTCTGCGGCTGCACGGTCGGCACCTGGTGCTGCGGGGCGAGCTGGTCCTCGTCGCCGCCCAGGAACGCGGGGGCGACGGCGATGCCGAATAGGGCCGCAGCGGCGCCGGCCGCCAGGTTCGCCAGGTGCCACGGTTCGGTGATGGCCGACCACGTGGTCCAGGCCCCGGCGGCCAGGCCGACGCCGGCCCGGAACACCCGCTCGGACCACGGGCGGGCGTGCGCCCAGTCCCTGACTGCGATCCCGGCGACGGCGGTGGCGGCCAGGGCCGCGGGCACCGCTGCGGGGATGTCCCACGCCGAGCACAGGCCGGCGCCCACGATCGGGCCGACGGTGGCGATCACCCCGTTGGCGACGTTCTCCCACGACCTCTGGCCGCTCATCAGCTTCCCTCCCTACCTGGTCAGACGTTCCACTTGCGCTCAATCGCGGTGGACCCGTGCCGCGGGGCCTCGCCGCGCTCGATGTCGGTCTCGTTCTCCCGGCGCAGGGTGCCCCGGGTCTCGCCGGCCGTGCTCGCGCCCGCCTTGATGTCGGTGGCGATGGACCGGTAGCCGTCGACGACCGGGCCGGCGACGGGCCACTCCGACTCGGCGCGGGACGCGACCTGCTGGAATCCCTGGCTGATGCCGATGAGCATCTCCTCGACCTGCGGCATGTCGCGGACGAGCTGGTGCATGCTCTCGGGGTCGTAGTCGCGCAGGGCGGCGGCGAACTCCTCGGCGGCGGCCCTGATCTTGGACATGTCTCCCATGGCGGTTCCTCCTGTGCGTTGCGGGGCGACGGCCGGCTGGGTCTTGGCCGCCGCCTTCACTGCTTCCTTGACCAGCTGCTCGGGATCGGGCCGCTGGGGCTTCTCCTCGGCTCGGGTGGCCGGGGTGTCGGTGTTCGTCTTGTCGCTGGCGTGCTTCGGTTCCGGCGGCGTCCCCTCCGGCCGCTGCTTGCGGGCGGCGCCCTCGCGGAAGCCCTTGCGGAAGTCGGCGAGGGTCTTCTTCCAGTCGGGCCGGGCGGTGCCGGCGCTCGCGCGCGGCCCGAGTCGGACACCCCACTTGCCGCGCCCGGCTCCGGGCCGCGTCTCGGTGGCCTGCCGCTTGGCCTGGGATCGCTGGGCCGCGCCGCGTAGCCCGCCGAGGAGCCCACCTCCCGGCCCGCCGCCACCCCGGGCGGCGGGCCCACCGGATCGGGCCGGCTTGCCGATGCGACCCAGCGGCCCGCCGGAGCGGGTGCCGCCGGCGGGCCGGCCAGCGGCGGCCTTCCGCCCGCTGCCGAGGCGGCCCAGCAGTCCCCGGCCGCTGCTGCTGCCCGGGCTGCCGCTCCGGCCGAGCATCCGGCCCAGCCGACTACGGCCACCTCCGGTGCCGCCGGCAGCACCTGCCGAAGAGCGGCCACGCCCGAACAGGCCCCGGCGGCCCGCGCCGCCACTGGCCGCGCTGCGACCACCGCCTAGCATCTGGCGCAGCCGCCCACGCGCGCCCGGCCCCGCCGTGCCGGCCGCCCGGCCCAGGTCGCCCGCGCGGGTGCCGGCTCGCCGCTGCGCTCGGCGACGCCACAGGGTGGCCCCGGCCAGGACCGCAAGGACCAGGGCGGCGAGCACGGCGTGGATAAGGATGCCCCACCAGATGCCGGCGACCTGCCAGATGAGCAGCTCGGTGGCGACCGCGACGAGCAGCGCGGCGAGGACGACCTTCGGCGGCGGCATCCGCCAGGACCGTCGGGCGGTCGTAGGGCGGGCGGTGGTCGGCTTCGCGGCCGGCCTGGTGCTGGCCTCCGGCGGGGCGGCGGGGGTCTGCTCGGGGTGACTCACCGGTGGGTGAGTCACCTTCGGGTCGGTCGTCATTTCCGCACCTCAGAGGGGGTGAGGGGGAAGGTGATGCCCGGGTGAGTCACCTGGGGTGACTCACCTCGGGGTGAGCGTCGCCGGCTGGCGAGCGCGTAGCAGGCCGTCGCGGTGCCGGCGGTGCCGGCGAGGGCGACGGCGAACCAGGTGTGCAGCGGCGTCCACCGGCCGCCGGAAAGGATGGCGGCGGCGAGGAACAGGCCGATGGCCAGGGCGGCGGTGAGGGCGATGTTGCCGCGTACGTTCAGGCGGCGGGCTCGGCGGGTCACGGGGTCTGCCTCTCTATCGGCGGTTGAGTCGGTCGAGCCAGGCCGGCTGCTGGTCCGGCCCGAGGTAGGACAGGCGTCCGGTCATGCGCAGGGCCTCGATGTGGGCGTAGCCGTCGCGGTCGGCGCGGATGCTGTGGCCGGGGCACTCGCCGCGGGCGGTCGCGGGGCAGGTGCCGTCCTGGTGGCGGTAGTGCAGGCGCGGCCCCCACCGGTGGGCGGCCCAGAGGCCAACCACGGAGGCGGCCAGGCCGACGGCGGCGACGATGCGGGCGGCGGGCGGGCCGGCCACGGCCAGGGCGACGTTGGCGATGGCGATGACCGGCAGGGCGCGGCGGGCCAGCCGGCGGTTCATCGGGCGGCCCGGATGGTGGGGCGGATGCCGGCGCGGACGGCCTCGGCGATGCGGGCGGCACCCTGGTCGGGCGAGGTGACGGGGATGCGGATGGTCTTCCCGGCGAGCGCGGCGGCCGGCGAGCCGGGCGGCACGGTTCCGGTGATGAGGTAGCGCATGATGGGTGTTGCCTCTCTGCGAGGTGCGGGGCCCGGCCGGGCTGTGGAAGGTGTGGCCGGGCCCCGCGTGATCAGGACTGGGCGGGGTCGGTGGTGGCGGTGGAGTGCCAGCGGCGCATGTTGTGGGCGGCCATCGCGCCGTACGCCACGCTGGCCAGGATGAAGCCGTACTGCGCGGTGGCCAGCGCGTAGGCCAGCCAGAGGACCTGGACGGCGCAGGACACGGCCCAGCCCTGCCAGAGGCGGCGGCCGGTGAGCCACCAGCCGGTCAGGCCGATGAGGGTCAGGGCCCAGGACCACCACTGTGCTGCCATGGTCAGCTCTCCTTCGTGTTCTTCGCGGCCCGCTCTTCGCGGACCAACTTGATGGCCTGGCCGGCGTCGCCGTTCGACGTCCAGCCGAGCCGCTCCATGACCCGGTCACGCCCAGGGATCTCGCCCCGGTAGGCGCGCTTCAGCTCCCGCACCATCTCCTTGATGCGGGGCGGGACCTCCCCGCCAGCGGCCGGGCTGACGGGCTTCGCGCGGTCCACGCGGACCGTGGTCTGCCGGGTCGTCGCCGGCCGGGCGGCCGGCACGGATGCCCTGGTCGCGGGCTGGGCAGCCGGGTCGGAGTTGGGCAGCTCGACGGCCGGGATGTTGGGCAGGTGCTGGGCCGCCGGGTTGGGCTGATGTTGGGCAACCCAGTCGGCCGGAATCTGGGCAGGGATCTGGGCGGCGATGTGGGCAGGCATCCGGATGCCGCCGATCTCTCGCCGGTCCTCGATCTGGGCAGCGGGTTGGGCAGGGCCGAACGCGGCGCGGTGCTCCTGCCGCAGCGTCGTGGTCGCCTGCCGCATGATGAGCCGCAGCTCGTCCATCAGCTCGCGCTCGCGGTCGGTCGGCTGGGAGTCGTCGCGGAACAGCTCCGTCTCGATGCTCAGCACCCGGCGCAGCTGCTCGCGGGCGGCGGCAACGGTGTCGGCGTCGGCGGCCTTGGTGAGCTGCTGGAGCCGGCGCAGCGCGACCGCGAGCGGGTCGGCCTGCCGGCGACGCCACCACCGCGCCGGCTCGGCCGGCCGGTCGCCGTGCAGACGGGCGGCCTGCTGCTGGACGTGCAGCTCCATGCCTGCGTCGACGAGGGCGACGATGCGCCGCTGGGCGAACACCGCGCTGAGGTCGTCGACGGTGCCCGGCTTGAGCAGGCCCAGGCGCACGCCGATGCGCTGCGGCGTCCAGATCCACCGGGACGGCTGCCGTTCGGCGGGCTCGACGTCGGCGTAGAGACTCATGTACCAGATGCCGGCGGCCAGCGGCGGGGTGGCGAGCCGCAGCACCACCTCGGTCAGCGAGTCGGAGGCGGTGGAGGCGATGACGCCGGACGCGACCGCCACCAGCCACACGAAGCGCATGTGCCGGCTGATGTCGGGCACCTGGCCGTCGATGGCGGCGGCGAGCTTGTGGGCGGCGAGGCTGCCCTGGTGGAGCATCACCACCTCGAACGTGGCGCAGAACATGAGGCTGCCGGCCACGTTGAGGTCGAGGGGCCCGTGGGCGACCTCGAACATGCCCTCCATGGCAAAGAGGGTGGCCAGGGTCACGGCGGCCGTGCCGAGGCGCTCGTGGACCTCGCCGGTACGCAGGAACCGCCAGATCAGGACGAGGGCGAGCAGGGCACCCACCGCGCCGGCGCCGAAGAGCATCGGCTGGCCGTAGGTGACCAGCCAGGCGAGGACGACGTCGACCGTGGGGCGGATCGACTCGGGGATCTGCATGCCGCCGAGTATGCCACACTTGGAGCAGACAACACACTTGGAACGCCTAGGGAGTGATCGTGTCGCCCCTCGCCACACCTGACACGCTCTGTACGATCACCACGATGGACGCGGTGGAGGAACTCGAAGAACGGCTCTCGCGGGGAGAGTGGTTGCTGCCCGGCGAGGTGGCGCTGCTGCTGAGCGTCAGCCGCAGCACCGTCATCCGCGTCTTCCTGAACCCGGACCCGCCGAAGATCCGCTACCGGATCCGGCCCGGCTCTGGCCAGTACCGCGAGTGCCACCCGGAGGACGTCCGCCGCGAGCTGGACGCGCGCCGCCGCGTGCACGGCGACCAGTAGCCCCCCTGACGCAGCACCGCCCCTGACCACGCTGGTCGGGGGCGGTCGCGTATCCGCTCACAGGTCGGCGGGCGGTCCGAGGTGCCACAGGTCCAGCGCGATCAGCGTGGCCCGCGCCTCGGCTCGCCGCCAGCACCGGGCCACCTGGCACAGCGGGCAGCGGCCGTCGAGGGGCCGGTGGGCGATCATCGTCTGCCACCAGGTGCGGCGGCCGGCGGCGGCTGCGGTCACCGCAGGATCCCGATCAGCGCGGCGGCGAGGACCAGGGCGACGCACGCCCAGCCGATCGCGTACTGCCGGCGGGTGAGAGCCGGCGCGGGGGCGGGCCGGGGAGCGTGGGGGACGACCTGGCCGTCGGGCAGCGGGGGCCGGCCGCCGGGGACCGGGTGCGCGCCAGGGCAGGGGCGGGAGTGCTCGCGGTCGGCCAT